AAGCCCGCCCCGGTGTAATTGCCGCCGGTCACTGCCCCGCCCCAGTCGCCGCTCACAAGGGCGGTAATGGTGCCAAAGAGGTCGGTGATCACTTCGGTCACGCCGTCCTTGGTGGCCACACCAAAGGCTCTGCTGAGCTTCGAGGCCATTTCCGGGGCGCTCTTCTGCACCTGTGCCCAGACGCTGTTGAAGCCCTCCTGAATGGGCCGCCAGTTCTTCGAGATGGAGTAGCCCAGCTGCATCATCATCCGCTTGCCGGAGTCGTCCAGTTCAAAGGCATCCGCCAGATTTTCCGCAAAGCCCACAAAGTTGTACTGTTCGCTTTGCAGGTCTGCCAGTGCATCCAGTGCGGTCTCGCTGTTCTTGCCAAACTTCTTCACAGCCTCGTCGTACTTCAGCTGCTTGTTCGTCACCTTCTTCAGGCTGTAGCTCATGCTGTCCAGTGCCGTGCCCACGCCGATGATGGCGGTCATGGTGCCCTGGGTGGCGGCTTTCCGTGCCTGGGCGCTGTCGGCTCCGTATTGTTCCACCGCAGCCTTGTAAGCATCCTCCCGGCCCGCAAGGTCGCCGTCACCGTAGAGCTTGGCCAGCATGTTCTGCCGGTTGGTCACAAGCTTCTCCTGCTTTTCCAGGTAAGAGACCTTGCTGTCATAGGCATCCAGCTGGGCCTGATTCAGCTCGTTGATGAGCTTCTGCTGTTCGGTCTGTGCCTCCAGATACTGCTGGTAGGCCGCCTGGGTCTTCTGGCTTGCCTCACCGAACTCGTTTTTGATGGCGATATAGTCCTTCTCGGTGGCCAGCAGGATTTCCGCCTGGTTCTTGATCTTCCGGTTGATGTAGTCGATCTTCTTGTTGGACTTCTCGGTCACCTCGGCGCTGTCCTCGTACAGGGCGCTCCAAAGCTCGTATTCGTCCTCCGCGGTCTTGGCATCGGTCTCGTACCGCTCCTGAATGACCTTCAGGATGCTGTCCTGCTTGCTCCTCTGAAGCTCCGCAAGGGTCTTCTGCTCGCTCAGCAGGGTGCCGTAAGCGTCCTTGGTCTTGCTGTTGTTCGCGCCCACCTTGGCCAGCAGGGTGTCGTATTGATCTTTCGCAATGGCCACCCGTTTGGTCTGGAGCTCGATCTCCCTTGTCAGGCTCTCGGTCTTCTTGGTGATAAGCTCTTCCACCGTGGCCGTGTCGCCGCCCGTCACTTCCCACAGCGCGTATTCGCCGGTGGCGTTGGACATCTCGGTCTTGTTGGCCTTCAGCTTGTCGGAGAATGCACTTGCCAGCGTGTCTGCCAATGACTTGCCGGTCTTGGAGGCTTTGGACTTGGTGGTGCCGCCGCCCGCTCCGTCCAGTGCATCATCCACGGCGTTCTGGTAGTAGTCGGTCAGCGCGCCAAAGGGGTTCATCTTGCCCCATGTGCTGTCCACAGCATTCTTGATCTCCTCCACGGTAGAGGGGGTCTTGTTGCCAGGCTTCTTGATGCCGCTGTTGGAGGGGATCGGTACAGTATCCTGCGCCGCCTGCTTTGCTGCATTCTGTGCGCCCTTCAGTCCATGTTGATAAACGGGGTTGCCCAGATGGAGCGAATCCATCTTCATGGCGTTGTACAGCCCAACCATGCTGTTCTGTACGGCAATGGTCGCCTCATCCAGAGCAGTGGTCATACCGTCTTTTACCGCAAGGGCCGCATTGTAAGCACTGTTCCGCAGCTCGTCCTGTTTCGTCTTGTCGCCAATGCCCAGAATCGCACCCTCAAGGATGTTCTCTGCATCACTGGCTGCAACGTCACTGGGCGAATGGATGCCCCAGAAGGTGGTGAAGACATTCCGGATGGAAGTCGCCGCGTGCAGCATGTTGGCCTTGGCCTGCGCCAGTGCACTGGGATCTGCAATGCCCAATGCCAAACCCTCTGTGATATAACGGCCGATCTCTTCCATTACAAGGGAAGGCGAATGAGTTTTGACAGTATCCTTCGTTGTCTCGACAGCCGCTTGTGCTACTTCTTCTGAGGCTTTTTCAACTTGATCTTTCCCTTTGAGTTCTCCTTCAGCAAGACCTTCGGAGATATTTTTCCCGGTATCCTCAAAGCCGCTCGTATCGACCTGCTCTTCCGCTCCCTTAAAGATTTCCTTGACCCAGTTGACGAATGCACCGATTGGGCGGTCATCATTGAATATCTGCATCCACCAGTCTCCGGTGCCAAGCGGCCGGAACAGATCTTTGATTGCCTGCCACACCTCGGATGCAACGGATTCGATTACTACTCTGCACGCCTGTGCGATCTGGGGCGCAGTGGAGATCAGGGTGTTGCACAGGATCCCGATCAGGCCGATCAGGGCATTGGTCAGCGGTTCCGCGCACTCGATGATCGTATTGCAGAGCACCTTTACCACTGCGATCAATGCTTCCTGAATGTCCGGTGCGGCGTTGATGATGGCGGTGCAGATGGGGCCTGCAAACATGGAAAGCACGCCGATGATGGCCATCGCGCCTGTCAGCTTCAGCGCGCCGGATGCAAACTTGTCAAATGCCGTTCCCAGCACGGTCAACCCGGCCGAGAGCATCGGGAACACACTGTTCAGGGCACCGGCACCCAGCAGAATAGCGATCATTCCGCTCAGCGCAACACCTGCGGAGAGCAGGGATCCCCACTTGACAAAGTTGAAAATAGCGCAGGCCGCAGCCAGTTTGATCATGCCACCGGAAAGGGTGTTGATGACCCAGGCAGCCTGTAACGCATCGCCTTGCAGTTTGGAGAGGGCTAACACTGCCACGCCCATTCCCGCAAGAGCCACTCCGCACTTGAACATTGCACCCCATGCAGCATTTCCCAGCCGTGCATAGATCGCCACAGCTCCTGCCAGTACCAGCATTGCGCTGGAAATGGTCAGGATCGAAGCCGCACCGTCTGCTCCGGCCAGTCGGGATGCCGCCGTGATTGCTGCAATTGCTACACCAACTTCAGTCAGCCCGATCACCGCCGCATCTCCCATCGCGGCAAACAGCCCAACGGCTCCTGCCAGTACAACGAGGGAAGACGACATCACAAGGATGGCCGCGCCAGAGCCGAACTTCGTCTTGGACGAAAAGGCCGACATGGTGGTCATCAGGAGCATCAGGGTCTTGATGCTGGTCATGGCCGCATCCAGCCGGACAAGCTGAATATTCGCCAGACTGCTCACCGCCTGTGCTGCGATCCAGATGCCGCCAGCCATGGCTGCGATCGCGGCTCCATTTTGAAATCCGGTCGGGCCGATCACCTTGTTTACCACAGCCAGAGCCGTGGCCATGGTGGTCAGCAGTACGCCCAACGAAACCACCGCCATACCGGCTTTTACCAGGCTGGTAAACTTGATCTCGCTCAGGGGCTTCATAGCGGTGGAAAGCACCTTGATGGCACCGCTCAGCGCCACCAGCTCCACCGCCGTCGAAAGGATCACTTTGTGGTTCATGGCCTTCTCGCCCACCACCAGCGCCAGAGAGAGCTGACGCATCGCCAGCATCATGGCAACGATGGACACGGTCACAACGGCCAGCGCTGCGGCATTTGCTGCAATGTTGCCCTTCTGAAGGACCTCCATGATCCGGGAAAGTCCCTTGGCAATGGAGCCAATGGCAATGCCCAGTCCGATCAGCGCCGCAGCAGTGCCCCACAGGGTCGCCGCGTTCAGGGCGCTGGCTTTCAGGCTGTCAAATGCTTTCGTGAACCGCTTGGTGGTAGGCTCCAGCAGCTTTGCCGAGATCGTCAGCAGGGTCACGAAGCCAAAAACTGTAATGGCGATCTCCGTGAACTGGTCGGGGTTGATCCGGCTCATCACGTACATGGCACCGGCCAGGATCAGGATCGCGGTGGCCATGCCAGTCAGGGTTTTGGTGCTCTCGTTCTTCTGCCAGGTCTTGATCGCGCTGGTCAGCTGCTTGAAGGTGCCGGAGATGGAGTTGAGCATTCCGGTCAGCGGGGTCTCCAGCATTGTTTTCAGGCTCTTGGTGGCTTTTGCCATCTGCCCGATGCTGAACGCCAGCAGTCCCACGTCGATCAGGCTCATAAACCGGTAAACGTCCGTCCCGCTGATGGCATCAAAGCCCTCTTTCACAGCGGTAAAGAACTGTTTCACCGGGGCAAAGGCATCCCCCACCGAGCCGTTGATCTTGTTCATGCTGCGCTGGAAGCTGGAAGCAAACTCACTCATGGATTTGCTCAGGTTCTTCGGCATGTCGATGAGATTCTGCTGGAAGTCCTCCAGATTCGGCTTTGTCAGCCCCAGCACCTGCACCGCGTTCTCGCCAAGGCCGCCCAGTTTGGAGAGCAGGGTCGAGATTGCCATGCCCAGCGCGCCCAGGATGCCAATGCCTCCGCTTGCTGCGGTCTGGATCACGGCGCTCAGTCCGTCAAAGGCCCGCCTGCCCACGGAGTATAAGGTGCCCAGCAGGCCGGTGCTCTTCTCTCCCTTTTCCAGGAAGGTGTCGATGTACTGCGCGATCTTCGTGTTCTTCAGCATGCTGCCCAGTGCATCCACGGGGCTCAGGAGCTTCGTCAGCGCCGTCTTGATGCCGCCCAGCTTCTCCCGCAGGGTGCCGCTTCCGGTGGCAACTTCATAGATCGTCTCAAGGAAATCCCCCAGCCCGGCTCCCACGCTCAGCATCACCTGTGCCACAGGCTTCGCAGCGTTCGCCAGCAGCGAAAATGCTTCCTTTGCCACAGCGCCGATCTTGCTCAGGATCGTGGTAACGCCTTTCAGCACCGTGAACAGGCCCTTGAAAGTCTTCTTGATCTTCTCTGCGGTCTGGTCGGTGATGATGAGCTTCTGGGTCATCAGGTCGAGCCGTTCGGCAAAGCTGTAAATGCGCTCTCCGTCTGCGAGCGGAAAGATCTCACTGAACGCCTCCTTCACCGGGGCCACTACTTTGCCAATGGCATCCATGATGTTCCAGAAGCTCTGCATCAGGTGCTCTCTGCCGGAAAGCTCGCCGATCTTCTGGGCGTACTCGTCCAGATCCAGGGTTCCATTTTGAATCTCGGCGTTCAGCTTCGCAAAGGCTTCTGCATCCCGCTGGATAGTCTCCCGGTTATAGCCCTTTGCGGCCATCTCCTTGTCGCTTAGGGTCAGCAGCTTTTCGGCACTGGTCTGTGCTTCGTCAAGGCTTGCTTTCAGCAGCTGGGCACTTACGCCGTTCTGCTGCAATGCCTTGGTAAAACTGCCCGCTTTGGTGATCTGTTCCTCGGTCACAGCGCCGCTGGCCAGTGCTACCTGCTGGAGGGTGTAGCTGTAGGCATCTGCCTGATCCCCCAGCCTGCCTTGCAGCTGTGCCCATCCGCTGTTCAGTCCGTCCTTCAGCCGTTCGTTCAGCCCGTCGATGGACGGCACAAAAATGTCGTACAACCGATCCGAAAGCTCTGTCCAGGTCTCGGTGGCTTCTTCCTTGTTGCCAAAGAAGGTCTCGAAGACAGCCATCCATTTTGAGCTGACCGCGTCCTTGGTGGAATCAATGGCCTGCCCAAAACTGGTTGCCTGCTGGGCCGCCAGTGCCGCACGCTCTGCCAGCTCACCGTATTGACCGCTCAGCTTCTCAAGGGCCTCGGAGCTGGTCATGCCCTTGTTCTTCTGGGTCATCTCGTAGGCCGCTTCCATCATGGAGGCGTACTTCTCAAAGGTCTTTTCCATGACCTCAGTGTTGGCCCACTTCTTCTGCAGGCTCGACTCAAAGCTGGCTATGGTCACCTCGCCCTTTTTCAGGGTGCCCAGCTCCACCGCTGTGTCAATGAGCTCCTGCTTCAGGGCCTTGGTGGCCGTACCCATCAGGTTCAGGCTCTTCCAGTCCTGAAGCTGCAAATGTCCGGCGCTGTAGCTCTGGGTCAGGTTCCGGATGGTACTCTGGAACGCAAAGCCCGTCTTGCCCGCGTCTGCGGTGGCGTTGGCAATGCCCATGATCATGGGGATCATCTTGTCGATGTTGCCGCCCGCAGCCGTCATCTGGGAAAGGGCGCTGGTCATCTCGCTGAAGCTGTAGCTGGTCTCGTCGGAGTACCACATCAGCTTGTTCAGGTAGCCGTTCACCTGATCGATGCTCTTACCCGTGGCGTTCATGATGGTCTGAACGTTGGAGGTCTTTTCGGTGTACTTGTCCCAGCCGCTGGCCACCTGATCGATGGACAGGCTCTTGACCAGCTTCTCGCCCGCGTCCACAAATTTGTTGGTGATGTTCACCAGCGCCGTGGTGGCCACGATGTTCAGGCTCGAGAACTTGGATTCCAGCCGGTCAAGGCTCGTCTGCATGGTGGCAAAGTCCACGTTCTCCGCGGCTGCGTCCAGCTTCTCAAAGCCCTTTTCCGCTCCCTTGAACTGGAGCTTCTCCATCAGCCGGTCAATGGTCGAGATGGTCTGTTTGGTATTTTTCTCAAAATTTGCGTTGTCAAACCGCATTTCAACAACGCGGCTGTCTACTTCCTGACTCATTCTGTCCTCACCTCGCCCCATGCCCGTGCTGCGATCCGCTCAAAAATGGGCCGCATCGCAGGGTTGATATAATCCACGCCCTCTACGTATCCTCCGTTTCGTGTGCCGTGTCCGTATTGCAGGATCACCGCAATGGGCACACCGTCCACGATGTTGGAGTTTCTCCATGTAATGGTGATGCTCTCTTTTCCCTTGGTCACCGTGTAGCTCCAGCTTGCCGCCGTCTTTCCCGTGTCCTTCGGGGTCGCCTTCGCAAGGGCCTCCACGCCCTCCTGTCCGTATCGGTCCAGCAGCTCATCCAGGCTCAGGTTCGAGCATCGCTTCAAAAATTTCCGGCTCTTCTTCCAGTCGCCCTTCTGGCGAAAGACAATTACTTTTGGCACTGCATTTCTCCCCTTGGCTGCAAGAACACCATTTTGAAATTTCGCAATAGCGCTAATCGTCCAGTGCAAAGTTCACGCCATGCCAAGGGCTCCCCTACTAGGGGAGCTGGCGAGCGGTAGCGAGACTGAGAGGTTTAATCCGTCCCTTACCCTCTCGTCTTCAGCCGGGCCTTTCTCTGCTCGTTCAGCATCCGCTGCTGGGCCATCCGGTCGCCCTTGCTCATCTTCTTCGCCGGTGCCTGGCTCTCCTGGCATACCCGGATCAGGGTCAACAATCGGTTCAAATGCCACTTCTCGCACTCTTTCGGAATGCCAAAGCTGAACATCTGGCAGTACAGCACCTCAGCCGTGGTCTCGGTCCCGCTTTTCCGGGGCGGTCGTTTTGGCCGTGGCTTTCCTGCGGTCTTTCGTTCGTTGGGTCTCGGCTCCCCGCTGAACCATGTTGCGGTCATGGGAGCTTCCATATATTCGTTAATGGAACGGTACTGTTCCCGGGTCAGTCTGGCGTACACTTCGGGGTCTACCCCCTTGGTCACCGTCATGCAGCGGATGTAGTCCAGCCACTGCTCCACGGTCAGCTTGTCCAGATTGCCCAGGAACGGGATGTTCCAGTTGCTTTCCCAATGAGCCAGGGAGAGCAGTGAATGTTCCAGCTTCAGGACCACGGCAGGCGTGTAGACAAATTCTTCTGTCTTTTCGTTCCACCGCTGTTGTCCCGGTATCGTAAGTGTCATCATTTGCTTTCTCTCCCTGGTGTGTGTTCATTGAGGTGCCCTTCTCAGAGCACGCTCCATTTTGAATGTTCTTCCAAACAGAGCTCGCCCCTTTTGGGAGCTCCGCGACGCGCCGCCCTTTGGCGGACGGAGCGGTAAGAGGGGCATGTTACTGCTCCTCAGTGCCCTTCACGGGGGCTTCCAGCACCTTCAGGCCGGGCTGTGCGTTCACAGGGGCGGCCTTCTTGGTCTCCTCCTTCATGTCCTCCGGAAGGATGCCCTCAAAGAATGCGGCCGCGGCCTCGCCGTTGGAGGCCAGCTTGTAGTACAGGTCGCTGTAGGCCTGGGTGGACATAAAGTCCGCCAGCACCGCATCGTTCTTGATGAACTTCCGGCCGTCCGGGCTCAGCACACCGTAGCTCTTGCAGATGATCTGCTTGAACAGCTTGGCAAGCTCCAGCTGGCTCTGGGCAGCAGTGATGCGGTTGATCATCTGCACAAGGCCGCCCTCGGTGGTCAGCTCCATCTCCATGATCTCGGCACGGGTCAGATTGAAGTAGTAGTCTTCCGTCCGCTCAGTACCGCCAAAGTCCACGGTGGTCATCGTCTTTTTCAGCATTTTTCTTCTCCTTTATCGTGTTCATTGATGCCTGGCTTCTTACACCTGGCCCTCGCTGTCGGTGATCAGCTTGATCAGCTCGTCGGGGGAAGGCAGGGTTGCCTCGGCAGCATCGGTGCCCCAGAGCTTGTCCTGAATGGCCTTCACGGTGGCAGGCTTCAGCTTGGAGCAGTCGATCTCCATGTGGCTGGTGGGGCGGTGGCCGGTCACGCTCACGGGGGAGGTGGTGCACTCCCAGCTGAAGGTGATGGCATCGGGGTTGTCGTTGATGGTGGCATAGCTCTTCTCGCTGGGGGAAGCGGTGCTGTTCCACGCAATGTGGATCTTCTGGCCCACCTCGTCGTCAACGTCGTTGCCCACGGTAGTCACCCAGCTGAAACCAAAGCCCTGGCGCTTCTGCTGGCCGATGGAAACACCCGTTGCAACCTGTGCGGAACCGTCGCAGGGCTCCCACTCGGTGGGGTAGGTGTAGGCTTCGATGGTGTAGCCGTACTCCTCGGCAGAGCGCAGAGAAGCATACTTGATGTCGTCGGCGTAGAGCTTGGTCTCCTCAGCGCCGGAGGGGCTCTCGGTCACGGCGGTCAGGCCATTCCAGGCCACGCCCTTGTCGTAAGCGCCGGTGTTGTTCATGGGATACAGGACACCCATCTTGGTGCCCATCTCGTAAAACTTTTCGCCGACAGCGTCCCAAATCAGTCTGGACATATAGTTCCTCCTTAGATGTAGATCGTAAAAACGGTGTGGTATAATCCGTCCGAAACAAAAGAGCGGTCGTAGGTGCATTTTGGCAACACACTTACGGCCGCTTTGATCTTGCTGTCAGGGTCTTTGTCCATCACAGTCACCGTGTAGAACGGATGCTGGATATAGACCCTATTGTTTGCATGGTTGTTCCGGATCTTGGTTTCGCTGTACACGATGCAGGGATACTGGAGCTGGAATCCCGCTTTCGGCTGAAAATAGAGGTGGATCGACTTTCCGTTCTCCTTCAGCACTTCGCGCAGGAGCGTGTCAACCTTCAGCCGTGCTTCCATTCCAGAGCCCTCCCAAAGTCAGGATCAGGCGCGGGTATTGTACCTTCACGCCGGTCACCTGCCATTTCTGTCCCATAAACACCGCATACCGGAGATCGTAGAGATGGTCGTTTGCAAACGGGTCCGCCAGAACGCTCAACTGGTTTCCAACCGTGATGTCGGGGTTCGCCTTGTCCCCCATCTGCATCTGCCGTCCAAACTCCAGCACGTCCCCGTAATAGGTGCGTTCCGTCATCTTCTCGGTAAATACGCTGGGGGCGGTCTCCTCCACCTCATCTGCAAATCCCAGCTTCCCGCAGTATTTCATCTCTTCTCACTCCATTTTGATTAGTTACAACTAACTAAAAGGGCTGAAAACTCAGTCCTCAGCCTTTGCCGTCCAGGTTGCCGCAGCGCTGCCGTCGTAGGTGATAAAGCCAGTGGCGGTCATTGCCACAGCCTGGAGCACGTTGGTGCCGTCGTCAATCATCAGGCGGCCCAGCTTGAATGCCTTCTCGGCATCTGCCTTCTTCACCTCGGTGGTGTGGGCGGCATCCTCGTACAGCTTGTTGTCGGAATGGCCATAGGCAATGTAGTTTGCCACATGCAGGTCATAGCCGGTCTCGTAATAGGGTTTCAGCATAGGTTTCTCTCCTTTCCCACAACGGGTTAAGCGGCCCACTCAACGGCCATTGCGCTGAACGGGGTGGTCAGAGCGCCGGAGCAGCGGGTCTCGATCAGGTACTTCTGGGCGTTGAAGTCGATGTCGAAGTCATCGAACATGGAAACAGCGCCGCCCTTGTCAGCACCCACAGTGTAATCGGCCAGGTTCACGATCAGGCAGACCAGGTCACCGCCCTTGGCACCCTTGCGGCCCTCCATCTCGGGGATGGTCACAATGTTCTTCACACGCAGCTTGCGGGCCAGAGCAGCCTCGTCAGCATACAGCGGGTGGCCGATGCCGTCCTCCAGCAGGAGCATCTCGGTCAGAGCGTCCTCCGTGGTGAACAGGGTGGGGGTGCCGGAGCCGCGGTACTCCTTGCGGCTGCGCAGGATCTGCTTGATCAGGGCCTTGTACTTGTCCTCCACGGTGGTCAGGCCGGTGGTCTTGCACTGGACCTTGATGGTAAACAGGTCGCTGTCGTTGAACACAGGACGGATGCAGTTCTCGTCGATCTTGTCCTCAGAGGCAGCCAGACGGCCGTCGCCCAGCAGGTAAGCCAGAGCCAGCTCACGGTTCAGCTTCAGGCGCATCTCCTGCTTCAGCCATGCCACAACGTCAAAGCTGGTAATGTCGATCACGTCGTCGCGGTCCAGCTTCTGCTTCTTGTACACGGTGGTGGGGCTGGTGGAGCGGCGCAGCAGGCCAAAGACCTCTTCCTTCTTGAAGTTGCCCTTGATGTAACCCTTGGCGCGGGCATCCTCCTCGGTCAGGTCAGCAAACATGCTCTTGAACCGGCTGAAGGGAATGTGGTGCACAGCGCCCATGACCACGCTCACCCAGTCGTCGGGTTTGTCGATGATGCGGGGCGTGGTGTCCAGCAGGTGATCCTCAGGGAACAGCCAGTCGATGTTGTCGATGCTGTGGGCCAGCTCGTCACTGTCCATGCCGGCATCCTCAAAGGCAGCCTTCATGGTGCCGTGGCTCTTTGCGGTCTTGACCACGTTGTTGATCTCTTCGATGCTGTGCTTCAGCACAGTTGCGTTGGTATCCTTGTCGAAAACATTCTGCTTCACGGTATCGTCCTCCTCACCGTCATCGTTGTCGCCGCCTTCCTGCTCTTCCAGGGCCAGGCCCACCAGAGCGTGGCAGCACTCTTTCTGCTCGTCGGTCATGCTGTTGTAGACCTGTTCGAGCGTCTTGCCTTCGTTCTTTTCGTCCGCCATTTTGGCTTCCTCCTGTGTTGCTTTATCGTCGGTCACGGCATCGCCGCTGTCCGCACTGTGTGTAAGGTCTTCCAGCGGGTTGCCCTCGGGGTCCATGCCGTGGGTCAGGCTCAGGCCGTCCTCGTTATAGATAAAGGCCTCGCCGCCCTCGTAGTCCTCATCGGCGCTGTGCTTTACCACCTCGTCGATCAGGGCACCCGGGTTGCATCCGGCCAGCACCAGGCTCACTTCCCGGATAAAGCCGTGCTTCACGGTGCTGCCCACCTTCTTCAGGCCGTTGGCAAAAATGGAAAAGGCGCTCAGGTCGCCGCTTTCCACGCACTGTCTTGCGGTCTTGCCGGTGTCGGTGTCGTTGAATTTGGCATAGCAGTACACGCCACCGGGCCGGTTCTCCAGCAGGCAGTGGCCGATCACGTTGTCCACGTTGGCGTGGTCGTGGTTGTACACCATGGGCACAACCTTGCCGCTGCACTCCTTAAAGGCATCCTGCGCGATCACCAGCCCGTCATAGCACCGGACGTTCGCTTTCGTCGCCCAGCCGCTGCAATCGTAGTCAAAATTAACCATTTTGATTTGCAATACTCCTCTCTACGGCATCCCGCCCTGCCGTGATCGTTTTGTTCTGCGCCGCAATTTCCTCACTGCTCTGGCTGATGTTTGCATTCCGCAGTTCATCTGCCTTGGGGTCCTTGCTGGGTTTCATGCCAATGGCCTGCCGGAACTCGTTGGAGGTCATGATCTCGTTGCGGGTAAACTTGTCGGCCATTTCGGCAACGGCGGAAACAGGGGTCAGCTTGAACGGGTCACGGAAGTACATCACAGATTCCCGGTTCGCCCGGTCGTCCTCGGTCAGGAATTTCCGCCGGATCTCGTCCACGGCAGCCGCCACAATGGGTTCGATGGTGCGGTTCTCGTAGTTGGTCATCACAGCATCGGAAGCAGTACCGTTCATGATCTCCGGGGTGATACCCAACTGGCTGTATGCCATGTTGGTCAGGTATTCCACGGTCTTCAGAAGGTTGTTTTCGAGGCTGCGGTTCAGCTGCGTGATATGCTCCGTGCCATCGGTGTAGGCAATGCCGTATTTGGAACCGGCGAGCTGCTGTTCGATCTGTGCCCGCCGTTCTTCGGCCTGTTTCTTCCGGGTCTCGCCCTTCACAACGTAGGGCAGCTGGATGATCAGGTCGAGCTTGCCGCTGCCCACCTGCTCGTCGATCACGTCCATCAGGTTCAGTTTCCGGATCAGCCGCTGCACCGTGCCGTTGGGCTCGTTCATCACGGCATAGAACGGGTTCTCCACCAGGGCCACCCGTGTCTTCGGCAGGGTGATCTCCTCTTTCCGTCCGGTCCGGTCGTTGTACACTTCCAGCCGCACGTCGTCCGGGTACCATTCCAGCACCTTTCCCACCCGCATGGATTCGATCCGGGTCTTGCCGGTCTTTCCGTCGTAGTCCACGTCAATTGGCACCAGCGCAATGCATCCCTCGTCCAGCATGGAAAGGAACATATCATATCGCAGTGCCCGGCCCGTCTGGTCCTTGTTGCCGGAAAGGTTCAGGCAAGAATTAAGGCCCGAATCAACGGTTTCGTCGTAGCGTCCGTTTTCATCGAGCCTTACATGATTGATGGTAATTGCCGCAGCGTCCATTGCAATGCGGGTGTTGATGGCCGTCATGATCGTCCTGTCATTGCTTCGGTTCAACCTTACCCGGTCAGGCCGGTAGCTGTATCCTTCGCCGCTTCTTCCGGGAGGATCCCGGTTCAAAAACGCATTCCAGGCGTGTCTCAGTCTGGAGCCAAAGGTTTGTGATGCCATTTTGATTTCCTCCAGACCTTAACTGTCTTTCTTGTCGTCGTCTTTCTTGTCATCGTCTTTCTTCTGCTGGTTTCCGCCAGCGCTTCCGCTCACAATGGCGTTCGCCAGTTCAGGGTTTTTGAGTTCCTTCGTGATGAACTGTTTTGCTGCGTAGCTCATAGCACCGGAAGCGGCCTTGGTCAAAAACTGCTGGGAAGCATTCGTCATTACGGTCTTCACAAAGCTCTGCCCGCTGTATACGTCCTTCCGCAGCTGCTTCACGTCCTTTTGGAGCTGGAGCCGCTCTTTCTCGGCTTTCAGTTCCTTGTTGGGGTCATCCGCCCGGATATTGGTCTGCCCCTGAAGATCCCGGTACTGCTTTTCCATTTGCAGCCGGTTGATCCGTGCCCGCAGTTCCTCGTCAGAGTAATCCTCCGCGTTTTTTCCGGTTCGCTTGGGCGCATACTCTGTCTTGGGCTTCTGCGCATCCTCACCGGCGTTTCCATCCCCGGCATAGTGTTTCCTGCCTGCGGCCGTCAGGGTACCATCCTTGTTCTGGTATCGCCGCACGCCCCACTTCATGCCCTTGATGCCCCAGTGGTATAGCTCGTCCTTGTATACCTGCATGTTTATCTCATCACCTCACTTTGCTTTCCGCACATAAGCTCCCGGAACAAACATGCTCTTTCGCCATCCTGCTTTCTGGTAGGCCTTGTTCTCGGTTTTGTTGTTCGGCTTTTTCTTGAAGTCCATCTGCTTTCCCAAAAGTCTGCTCACAGTCTGGAAGCCCTTCTGTACGGCACGTTTCCGTCTCGTTGCGGCCATTTTCTTGTTGTAGCGCTTCTTTGCTTCCTTCATCTGCTCCTTCTTTTCTTTCGGAGTTTCATTCAGGGCTTTCTCTTTCCGGTATTTATCGTCCCGGAGCTTCGCGGAGGTCTCTGCGCTCACATATTTCTTGCGCGTCTGCAACTTTCCGTCCTTGTCGGTATACTGTTCCGTGACAGTCCATGCGATCCGCCCGTTCGGGTGCTTCTCCATGCCGTACTCACCGGTCAGCTTTTTCTTTCCGCTCCGAATGTAGGCGGCATAGTCCTCTTTCGAGTAGAAGTACCGGTAAACGTTATGTCCATCCTTCGTTCCGGTCGGAACACGGGCATAATACTTGTGGTTTTTCTTTTCGCTGCCCTTCTGGCCGTTTTTCCCGAACCATCCATGCTCCAGGTAATCCCACCAATCATTCACTCTATCGCTCCTTTCTTTGATTTACAATGTTTCTCAGCTGTGTTATACTCTTCTTACCGAATGTTTCTCGAAAGAAGAGGGCTATATCATGTTAGTGGTCGAATGTCCTATCTGTGGTGCGAAAACACCGATTCCCAAAGACAGGCCTGATGAAATCACATGCTCTGGATGCGGAAAGACGCTCAATCTGCAAGAGGCGGAAACAGAGAAAGATTCATGTACAAAAGCCGGTCTTCTTGCAACGATCAAGGAGACTGCTGCAAATGCAGCTTCTTCTGTATCGTCTTTCGTGAAACGCCATCCGCGCGTTGTAATTGGTGTTGTAGTCGGAGTTCTAGGCACTGCTGGTGCTATAGTAGGAATACAGAAATTGAAAGAATTTTCCGACGAACGATCAGAAGATAATGCTTCATTGATTCCGGAACAGAATAATAATGAGATTGCATCGCGGCATGAAGATACATGTGACGAATCTGATTCAGGATTTACGGACTGGGACTATCTGTCATATCTGTCAGACAGCTGTTATAACTGCGGCGCGCCCCTTAACAACGGCTGTTATACCGAGCCATGGGAAGACGGCAGCAATGAATACGGATATTGGATCTGTCCACGTTGCGGAGCCATCAACGAAGATTGGAATAGCATCGATGACGACTGATTTCGCTCCATTTTGATTTAAGCTAACAAAAAAGGGAGGATACTATCATGTGGTTCTTCATCGGACTTATCCGTTCAACGCTTCTTTACAGTTTTATCGGGTCACTGCTGAGCGGCGAGCTTTCCATAAATCTTATCGCTTTTTATGCAATGTCACTTGGGCTTCATGCGCTGATTTGCAAATTTTCGGACGGCCGCGAACCGAGTGACATTCTGATTGGCGCTATTGAACACGATGCAGTTGCACCTTTTCTAGGCGTAAAAGCGCTTATTCAACTACTATTACATAAGTATCTCACCAATCGACATGAACCTCACGCTGCTGTTTTTCTAGCACAAGGTGTCGTAGAAGGCCTGTGGGGTACCATGTTGCTCGCATATCTCGCATTTACCATTTTGCAGCGGCTCTGATCACTCAAACGCATCCCGGTTCTGTTTCCATGCCACGTAAGCGTCCATCATAGCAGCCACGGCATCGATTTTCTGATCCTGCCGCTGTTTGTAGAGCTTCCGGTTTCCGTTGGTGTCCACCAGCGTGATGCAGTTGCCCATGGCAAATTGCATCAGCTGCTCGTCAAACAGCAGCTTCCGCTGTTCGCTCAGCTTTTTCAGCTCACCCAGAGGCACGCTTTCGGTCTTTGCGCCCTGGATCACTTTCACAACGCCAAAGGTGCTGTTTTCATCGCCCCAGCGCTTCACGAACTCCTGTGCGTTGTAGGGGTCGTAGCCGAACGCCCGCACGTCGTACTCGTTCTCCATGATAAAGTTGTCCAGGTCATCGTACACCTGCATCATGTCCAGAACCGTGCCGTCAAACACGAACAGGGTCCCTTCCCGCATAAACTCCTCATACTGCTGCCGTCTCGAAGCCGGAAGCTGGCTGAGGGTGTAGGATGTGATGTAGTCCCGCGTCTTGACCCCAAAATATCCGTTGGACAGCGGAAACAGGAAGGTAAAGGCGCAGAAGTCGTCGCCCATGGAAAGGTCCGCGCCCATGGCACAGGGCATCTGCCAGAAGCTTCTCTTCCTGTGGCACAGGGTCTCCTCGTAGGGGAAGAAATAGGTGTAGCCCTCCATGGGCAGGTTGAAGCGCTTGGCCAGAATATCGTTCCGGGCGCTGGGGGATTTCTCCGCACGCTCCACGTCCAACTGGTAGGTCTCGTAGCTCACGGTCTTGCCCAGGTTCGGGTTGGCCTTCAGCCACATCTCTGGCTGGCCCACTTCCTCAATGGAGTCCAGCTTGTAGTACCAGATGGACACATGGGGGTTGACGTACTCCCCTTTCAGGATGCTCATCAACTCCATTTTGATGTCGTCGCCGCAGCCGTTGCGCACCGTGCCCTCGGAGGAAGCCGCCACGATGAGGTAATTCTCGTTCTTGGCTGCGCCCTGTTCAATGGCACCAATGGGGTCTTCCCGGATGTCGCAGGAGAGCCACTCGTCCACGGTCGCCACAGTGTCACGCCGTCCTTGCAGCTTCTCAATGGTCATCGGGCGCACTTCCAGCAGGCTGTTGGTCAAAAAGTTCTCGATGCCCTTCTTGGTGGAAGCCATCTTCACCCGGTCTGCCTTAGAGCCGGTGGTGTTTTGCAGGCTGCCCTCGGTCATAAACTGGAACACCGGCCCCTTTGCCCGCGCCAATGCGGTGCGGAAAGGTGCCAGCACCTCCTCGGCCTGTTTCATGGTCGGGGCGGTGGTCAGCTGCTGGGTCGTGGTGGTGTACGCCGTCAGAAAGTACGCCTGCAAAAACTCCAGATACATGGTCTTCGCGGCCGATCGGGTAATGATGAGGTATTGCTTTGTCACCAGCCGCTTTTTCAGCCGTCGGGTCTCGTAGTGTCCGCCGCCTCCGCGCTCGTTCGGCACAAAGATGCTTCGTTCCACAAAGTAATACCACCCAAAGATCTCTTCAGCCCATAACTTGAAACTGTCCAGCAGCTTCACGTCGGTGCCGTCAGTCAGGGTCAGCTCATCCTCGCAAAAGGAGATAAAGCCGTTCACTGCTTTGTCGTCATAGTAGATGCCCGGGTTGGCGATCAGGTCGTCGATCCGCTCCATCTCCATGGCAATCTCCCGGCATACGGGTATTTCGCCACGCATCACGGCCTCCCGAAAACGGCCGTAGTAGATCGGCGTGGCCGTGTTCGATAATGCCATTTTGGTTCCTCGTCTTGCTCCGTTTCACTCGTTCAGCCTTTTGGCCTGTAAAAGGGTTTGTCCAGGGTGTAAAAGCATCGGATATCCTCCGGGCATTCGCCGGTTCCCTGTCGGGCGCATCCATTGCAGATATCCTGCGTTACCCGCCCAAACCAGTCCTTTTTCTCCGGTGTTTCCATCCAGTGCTCCACCCATCGTGCTGCTACTGTCCGTCCCATGTGTTGTCATGCTCCACGTTCAGCCGCCATTCCATCTCGGAGGCGGTATTCTTCAACGCTTCCATGGTGGTGCTGCTCTGGGGCGGGTCAAAGCCCAGCAGCCGTACCTTCACGGCCACGTAAGCCTTCACCGCTTCCACCTTCACCGGGTCGGCAACGAACTCCGTCCATTCGTTTTCTTTCCCGGAAATGGCGTACCCCTCGCCGGGCCCCACGCCCATCTGCACCAGTGCAAACAGCGCCATGTTGATGTACATGATGATGTCCGCATCAAAGTCGGTGCACTCCTCGGCAATGCCCAGCAGCTTCTTCACGCTCGTCAGAATCGAATTCATTTTGATTCCTCCTCGGCATCGCTGTCGTCGCCCATAATGTAACTCATCATGGCGTAGTACCAGTCCTTCTGAGCCCTCGCCAGTAGTTCCAGTTCGGCCAGATGGTGGGGCGCGCCGTCCTTGCCCATGGCCGCTTCTTTCTGTGCAGCAGCTTCAACAATATCGGTCAGCTTCTGGTGATCAATGGTGTCCAGCCCGGATTTCAGAGCACTGTGGTTCTCCACGCTGTCCGGGGTGATCTTCATCCCATCAAGCGTAAAATCCCCGGCCCGTGTTGCCCGCACCTGCTGCCCATCCACGTTCGTGGCCAAAGCATCGTCAAAGTCAAAGCCCCTGTTCCGCGGTACAGCCGTATAGCCCTGCTGGAGCCCGGCCTCCGCAATGCCCACGTTCGCCCAGAGCAGTGCCTCGTCCAGCTTGGTCAGCGCCAGGCTTCGCGCGCGGCTCGGCGCAAGGTGTTGGAGCATCGCCTCCGCCTCTTCCAGCTTCCGCCGCAGCCCCATGGCGTAGTCCTGCTCTCTCCGGTTAAATGCTTTTTTCTGGTACATACTCATTTCCTCCATGGGCAGGTGTCGCCCGGTCTTCTTTCTCCGTCCGGCAGCTTCGGGCCCTTTCCCGTTCCATAATGGATCACCTTGTGCGTTGCCGCCGAAACACAAATGGCGTTCTCCGGGTCAAGCAGCTTTTCGCTGTGCTGGAGAACGTCATCTTTTGTTATGGGGTTTATGTGGTGGATGGAGATCTTCGGTCGGATCGGCCTTCCGTCCCGCAGCACCCAGTCTGTGATCGGGTGGTCTTTGCACCCCAGGTCACAACCCATGTCCCGGGCAATGATCCTGTCCCTGAACTGCCGCCACTCTCTCGATTGGTAGAAGTCCTGGTTCAGCCATCGGTCAAACCCAAAGGTGTCTCTCCCCACTTCCCCGTGCAGCTGTAAATACTCCAGCCGCTCCTCGTAGGTCGACAGTTGGCAGAGTTCGGTGTAGGTTTTCATACACTTGCCCCATATGGCCAGGCAACTGCTACAACAAAGCTAGCAACCATCACCATAAAACGGCCGGCGTACGCGACTGGTTCGTTCTCAAGAAACGACAGCCGGTTTCCTATAAAAACGAGAATCAGCCCAATAAGCCCAGTCCAGTCACGCCATGTCATATTCGTCATCCTCTCCCAGACCGTTGTATTTCTTCATAGCAGCAATGGCCTTCTCGTACAGTTCCTCAGAGTGCTTTGCATTCTGGAGTGTCTCGGTCTTTGCCCGCAGCAGCTTGTTCTCCTCTTCCAGCTTTGTTTTCTCCAACTCGTTCTTAGAGGTCGCCAGCTTCAGAAAATGGGTCGTCTCAGCGCTGGATGCCGTACCTTCCAGCAGTCGTTTCTCAACCAGCTTCATCGCCAAGTTGATCATATAGTTTTCTTGTGCTTCCGGGGTTCTTGCAGGCCGCGAAGTTGCAGCCGACATTTCGCCCGGAGCAGACTTCTTAGGTTTCATTACAATAACCTCGTTTTACATTCTTATTTTGCTTTTGCAAGGGTTCATGGGAGTCGCAGTAGTACCAGTTAAGCCTGTCTCATTTGAAAGGAGAAGAAAAAGCAGATCATGCCCAATGGAGGTTGAACATCGTGAAAGCCCTGAACCCAAATATATAGGAGGATACTACTCCCATGAGCCCTTGCAAAAACCGCCGAAGCCCCGGTCTACACCCCAGAACCTCGGCAATTATATTCCGTTTCGACTTGACTGCGCATACAAATGCACTTATACTTATCTCGGAGGTTGACCTGTAAGTCTCATTTGAATCGTTCATTCTACTAGGAAAGGTGGTGATATAGAATGGACGATGTGATTAAGATCGATAAAGTCACTTACGATGACTTTACCAAGGTCAAATTTGCTCCAGTATCTCGTGAAGAACTACTGGAAAACATTACGGAGACTCTCTTGTGGATTGCAGATAAGTGCAAAAAGCTGGAGTTAGATCGAACCGTATAACATATAAAAACGTCAGTATCTACATACCGCGTGGATACTGGCGTTTTTTCCTCTTAAAGCCCAAATATCAATTTTCCCTCCGGGGAAATATCACAGACCGGCGCGATTTGAGAGGGGGTGTCGATTTTGGGACCCCCTCCCTATGGTTTACGCGGTTTGGCCGAGCGTGTCCTCATCGGGCACAGTGATCTTGAGCTTCTTGTAAATGTTTATCGGGTCAGCAGCAATGATCTTGTCGATTGCCTTCTCAATTTCATAGGCATTTTCGTTGTCCGTGAACTGAGATGAGGTCTCGGCGATCCTCATAAGCAAACCGGAAGAGTTGTAGCCGTGCTCGACATCATACTGATACCACTTCTCGAACTCGTCGTACGGACTGTACGGGTTGTCAAAGGTGGTGAGAAAGCATCGAACCATTATTCAAAGCCTCTTTCTTAGTAGATTGTTACTTATTAAGCGCGCTGTAAACCGTGGACTCCGGAACACCGCAGGCCTTGGCGATTTCAGCATAAGAATAACCGCTTCTCAGCATTGCGTTTGCTTTGGACATCTTTGCAGAAGTCATAACAGCAACATTTTTCGGCATTGCACGTTTTACAATTTCATCAGAATCAGACGAATTAAGGAATTTCGTCAACATATTGTCGGAAATTGCGCCAGCCTGAACAGCTTCCCATTCCCTGTCCGTGAAGGTAATCTTGGACTTGCGTCCGCTTGCGCCGACAGAATCGCGAGCACGCTGCATCTCAACAGAAGAGATCTTCTTGATTTCTTTCTTGTCGATCGTAGGATCAAGTCCCTGTTCCTGAATCTTCGCCTTAATATTAGCATTCGCAATCAGCATTGCTTTGCGTTCCTTAGGCTTGTTAGCGATCATGTTGTTGTACTTCTCTTTCAGGGATGCAACCTCAGGCGCATAGGTCTTGGCCGCTTCAGGGTTACGCTGGATGCCCTTCATATTGGCCGCCTCTTTGCGCGCTTGGTTAGCCATGGCCTTCAGCTTGTTGGAGAAGTCCGCATACAGATTCTCCTGGATGGTGCCAGAAGACAGCGTACGTGCATCCTTTGTTTCGGAGATCAGACTGACTGTGTCCTCGGCCTTACGTTCCTTACCCGTCTTAGGGTCAATGAAGGTACGTCCACTTTCTTTGTAGATGTATTCGCCAGTTTCCTTATCGACTCGAATACTACCACGGCGCTCAGGTACACGAACCGTCTGCTTACGGCGAGACAGGAGTGTGGACGCGCCGCCATAGTGCGTAGCGCCTTCCTCGTCCACACGAATCTGCCACTTCTGCTTCAGCTCGGGGATACCATTCTCTCGCTCAGAGCGCTTGTAGTCCAGCTTATGTTTTTCTGCATCGATAACGACCATGGAGTGCTTAACGGCACGTGCAAGCTCGTCCTCATCGGCACCTCGCAATGTCATATCAGTGATGAGGTTGGAGATCACGCCCATTTCGCGCTGCTTTTCCTCTTTCTTCATCAACCTGACATTGTTCGGATTACCCTCAGGAACTGCATAAGCGGTCTTGGGATCGAATCCTTCCAATGCTTTCAGCGCACGAGTAGACTTAATGTTGACTTTGTCAGTAACAGGGATTGCCATAACCGTGTCGCCATCGAAGTCAGCACCAGACAGGCGCTCTGCAACCTTTGCATTGATGCCGATTGCATCCTGAATTGCACCGAGATTCCGCTTACCGCTGACATTCTTGTTGTTGACAGTCACAATGGGAATCTCAAAGGTACCTGCATGAGGATAACGGATCAGTGCAAGCCGAGTGCCGTTCTCATAGGTGGGGCAATACGCCTCTGTCTCCTTGATCTTATTGATCGGCAGGATAACCTTCGTGGACTGACCCGGGAAAGCAGATGCCTTCAGGGTCATGGACGTTCCCTCAACCGTATCAGCAAAATCGTTGAGCAACTTCTTTTTGACCGTAGGATTATCGTACCGCATGATTTCATCATATTGGGCTTTGTAATCCGCGACAGTAAGGTTAAGCTGGTTCTCGATCAGCTTCTTGGGCTGCTTGGAAAGGAACTGAGAAGAGACGTTCCGGGACATCGTATCCCAGTCGCCCTCTTCTTTTAGCTTGTTGATCGGCGAGAGGTGCTCTTTGCCATCTTCGCCGATATACATGCTCTGTCCGTTGGCCTTGATAGCTGCACCAAACGGGTTATCAGGATCCGCTTTTGCTTCCTTGAGGACCTTCATTTTGGGCGTGCCAGAAGGCTTATTGGTGTTGAACATAACGTCCACACCATCCGGCAGATCATCAGAATAGACAGCCATGCCCTTCAGATAATGGTCACCGTCAACGAGGATACGAACCTGCGCATAATGGCTCTTGCCGAGGTCAAGGTCGGGCACACCACGGCGAATCTCCATAACACCGTCTTTGTCCAGGCCGCCTTCATCGCCATAACGAATTGCAACTCGACTGGAATCCAGACTAGAGGGGCGCTGAAGCTTCGTGAAGGTCTCGCCGCCATCATCGGAGTGGTAATCGCCCAGAGAATCGATCTGATCCTGATGCTGATAAGCATACTTCTGGTCGAACTCCGGCTTTGCGAGAACCGTGATGTTCGTCTGCTGACGGACATTGGTCGGCTGTCTGATACCAACGCCATAGCGCTGGTAGCCATATTCTGCTTCCAGAATATAAGCAGCCTCGTCCAGCTTGCTTTCCGACACACCGAGGACCTGATTCGCGCCCTCGGAAATATCAATCATGCCCTTCTTATCGACCTCTTCTTTCAGAGTCGCGGCAATCTTCTCAGCCTGGCTGGCTTTTTCGCCAATCGCATTGTTATACTTGGACCTCACACTGGACTCGCTCATGCCGAGCTTGTCACCAATTTCCTTCCAACCAAGACCGTCATCCTTCAGCGCACGAATCTGATCGTACTCCAATGCCTTACGGTCATGGCCTGCTTTCTGACGTGCAGTACGGAACTCAGTCAGGCCCATCTTATACTCGTCAGGGAGAGAATCGTTGATGGTCTTCAGAATCTCTTTCTCCGAGAGTCCCTTCTTTTTGAGTTCCTCCACACGGGACAGAAAGTCACCGGAATGCTGATACGGATTGTCGCCGGATCCCCAAGGATAGCGGCCAGAATGCCGCTTAGTACCATAGTGCTCCAGGATATTGCTTTCGGAAGTGATGCCAAAATAAGAACGGAGGTCTTTTTCAATCGGATTCATGCTGCCACTCCTAACAAAATATCAGTGATAATCGGGTCGAACTCTTTGATTTTAGCGATGACGGGGCTGATTTCCTCTTCAGTGGGGTTCTCGACCCAAACTTCATCGTTCTGGTAGATACGGAGCTCCATCCGAATATCTTTCGGGTGGTATCCGTACTCCAGACAGAACAGAGCGGCATAAATATAGAGCTGCTCCATATGTGCAGGAACAGCTCCGGTTTTTAAGTCGTGGATGCGAAGGAACCCATCGTTGAACGAAATGGCATCCGCAGTTCCATAGCAGTTGTCGCTGTAATACAGCACCTGCTCGGTATCCATGCGGAAACCAATGGCATCGTTCACGTAGGTATTAAGGGTTTTCTTGTTCTTCGGCAGTTTTTGCTTCAGATCAATGCACTCTGCTGCAAATGCGTGCAGCCGTGTTCCCCGTTCTTTCGCCTGGTAATTAAGAACTGCATTGGTCAATCTATCTGCGTCATAGTTCAACCAATGGTAGTTACTTGCTCCGAGAAGGGCATGTTTCCCCGTGAGCCTCGAATGATCTCGCCAGTTCATTAAGAACTTCCTCCTTGTTTTCGGGATAGATAAAGGCCGCAAAACTCATCTCATCCATCTGCTGAACGTAATAGTCCTGATTTGGACGATGAGATGCACTCGCTGACTTCTTGCCCTCCAATGCGCCCCATGTTGTGCCGTAGAGAACCAAGAGATCGGGGATTCCCTGAATCTCGTTTGGGTCAAGATGGACAACCATGCAGCCGGGAAAGCGTTCTTTCAGCTCCCTTATCAATCCTGTCTTGAATTTGTTTTCGAGCATGATACAACCTCCAAAAATAAGAGGAATAGTGCATCCTGAGACGCATTCTATTCCCCCCATAAAAGGGGATGTTTTTCTCGCGTGAGTTTTTAGAAAAAAATGTGAATTTTTAGGAATTTTCAGAGCAAAAGAAAAAGCCCCTGCGTTTTTCGCGCAGAGGCAATGCCGTGGCTATATTAAATTAGGTGAAAGAAATCAATCTCGTATCCCGGTGCACCAGCAAGGAAAGCTCGACTACCATCGTCATCTTCCATATACTTGTACTCTCCGTAGTCTTCATCCGGCTCAAGGTTAGAGGTCATGTAATCATCCGGGTTGATGCTTCTGGAAACATCTTCCGCTTCGAGGTGCGCCCCGCATTTAGGGCAGTCCCATTCGAGCTCACGAGTTTCCACCATTGGCTCACCACAAACACAAATCGGACGTTTCGTATGAACCTCTGCAAATTTATTTGCAAAGCATTCAACTTCATTTCCATATTGGTCAGTTGTGATCCAATGTTCAATACCGTACTTATCCATAACTTTTCACCTCATATATGTTAGGAGTGCTACGTTCGTACACGGTGTTTTAAGAATACACTATTTGGCGCTCTTTTGCAAGGTGGAAATGGGTAAAAACTCGCTGTGGCCAAAAACCCGTTTTTTATCCTCTATTACTATATATATTTTTTCATTTTTTTAAGTAAGTTAAAGAAAAAAGTGGTTTTTTGGCCAAACTGCATATTTTTAACGTAAATACGTTAAATTTTGTGGCCATTTTTATAAATTTTTTTGGTCACAAAGTGGGTTTTTGGCCACAAAAATGGCACTTTTTTGACGTTTTCTCGAAAAATCCCAAAAATTGCGAAAAATAAAATGGGCAGAAATGGGCACTCAGAAAAATCCTTTTGAGCCTAGAAAGCAAATAATCATGAAAATTGCAAATCCAACAGCTCCAATAATTACGGCTTTATTCTCTTCCTTTGACTGGTCTTTCCTCTTCCGTTCCTCAAACTCCATTTTCTTGAGCTCAAGTTCTTTCGCATCCTTGGACTCTTGGATCCGTGCTTCATCCACAAACCGATGCGTCTCCTGATAGTCATCGAGCCGAACCTTCGTCCCGCAGAACTCACAAAACATGAAGTCCCGGTTGTCATCTTTCACCGTAAGATCCGCGCCACAGCCAGGGCATTTTACCGTCCGTGCCATAAAAGCACCTCCTATTCGTCATGTATTTAGGATATCATGTGCTCTGCCCATAGTCAAGTAATTCAGGGCGGCCGAACCCATAATATAATATTTTTAATCAACTTCATAAAATTTTAACCTTTCATATCATTGTTTGTTCATGATTTGGTGTGGTATACTTACGCCAGTAAAGGCCAGTAGCAGTAATCCGATGCACTTGGCCGCCATTAGAACTGTTACATAGGAGGATATTATGGGTTCTAATACTGATATCATGCGTCTATTCCTAGGAAGTCTTCTTAATTTGGATTCTGACACTAATTATTCTATTGAGTTCGAAGAAAACCGCCCCAATAAAAGAACTGGAAGTAAAACGCATTTTGCACGGCTTGACAATGGCGTAAGTATGTCAAGAACCATAACTAAAACAGGCGCTCAATGGGATACTATATATAGAAACCCAGATTTTACGTCCAAGGAACAGTTGGATGCTATCATTATTGATTACTATAAGAATGGACTGACTCAAGACCGTATAGCTGCTATGGTAAATCGTTCTCAGTCATATGTTTCAAATGTAATACGAAAATACCGAGCACAGAAAAAATAAAGAGCCGCAGATTTCTCCACGGCTCAGTGCATAAATTAGTCTGTTATCTTATCAGCGATTTTCTGATACCCTTCAGGATCTGCATCGTACATTGTGGCTATCACGGATGCTCCACCCCAGTTTGCAGCTCCATTGAGTGCGGTTACTAAACCAACACCTGCAAGGATGCACCCCAGTGTGAGCTTGCCAAATACAAACCAAATCACCTTTGCATCTTCATTAGTGAGTTTCATAATAATTCAACCTCCAAAATATAATTTCGAGACTAATCATCTCATAAAGCACCAAGAAATTTTCGCGTCACCAACTCATCAAATTCAGACCTCACACTCGCCCAAACAACGAATGTGAGGTCTTTTATTTACCGCTTACTTCTTGCCGTCCCACATATACCCCGTATGCTCATACAGCAGCTTCGGGGAAATGTAGTAGCTGATCCTCCCATACTTTGAGTCCATCTGATTGATATCCGTGATCCTGACACCATTCCGCGTCGCCTCACCGATCGGCAACCAACCAGCGATGATGCCTGCACGAACCCACGAAGAATCACGCCCGTACACTTTCGCTGCCACCCTAACAGGTACAGAACCACATGCAAATTTAACTTCATCCATAATGTTCAACCTCCAAATTGATTTATGAGTGAATAAAAATAAGAGCCGCAGATTTCTCCACGGCTCAATGCCTTTATTTTTGTTTTGCCTTCTCGTAGTCTTCGTTTATTTGACGATTGATTGCCTTTCTGCACTGTTCATATTGTTCATCGCCAAGTTGCTTATTGAACAAGTAGCCGAGATACTCAACTTCGCAGTCAGCGCCGTGGTACATACCGAGTTTATAAATGCCCCAGATAGCCACAGCTACGCCTACAATAGTTCCGATTCCTCCACCCGTTGCACCAGCAACATAGCGATAATAGTTATACCATTCTTTTTGCATAATAGTTCAACCTCCAAAAATATAATTTTGAGACTACTCATCTCATAAAGCATCAAGAAATTTTCGCGTTACAAAGATTTAATCCTCAATCTCAAACATCACATTCTCCGGTGAGATGATCGTATCGCACTTCTTACCCTTGAACCGAAACCTAACAAACTGGTTCGTCAAACCGGAAATTTTCTCAACCAGTCCATATTCACCACTAAAATTAGCCACGATCTTAGCCCATACTCTCCCCTGCTTGGCCAGTTCGTTAAATTCACCCGCGGTCATTATCCACACTCACCTCCGTCATCAAACTTCTCCCTGCCGCATACAAGAATTTCTTCAGCGACAGCACCTTAATATCGTACGTACTCTTCAAATTCTCCAGCTCAGCATTAACCCCATCAGAGCGATATTCCGCCATATCCAATGCATACCGCATCCGGCGATCCGCAACACCAGGGCTGCAATTGAACTTATCTGCCAGTGATGCCTCGATATCCCTCATGGACATAAATCGGTGCGAGTTCAAGTCATCGACGACCATCTCCACCGCTTCGCCCATCAGCTCTCCGCCGAAGGTCAGCATGGGAACTTTCAACTTAGCGAGAAAATCATACGTTCTTTGCTGCATTCTCGTTCACCATGCTTTCTTTATCGATCTTTACAAATGCAAGAGCTACTTTCAGGAGGAGAAGCTGAATTTCTTCCATATTTTTAACTGTCTCGGCAAGCTCTTTGATTGAGCATGGGCCATCGATTTCAACCGAGGCATAGGCACTCGGATCAAATGTCTCTGCAAAGTTGATTAGGTTCTCTACAAAATTCTCGTCATTAAAATTTGCAGAGAATGTTCCACCTATCGGGTTATAGCACAGTTTATACCCGGTTTCGGTCGTGTATAAATGAAAGCCAAACTGTTGTAGCGCGTCAATATATTTCTTATCAATTCCTTTCATGCTTACTTCACCATGCTCCCCTTCCGTGTCTGGTCATCCGCAGGCCAGTACGTGTAAATATCATCGAACACCACCGGGATCTTCTTCTGAAGCTCCATCAGCAACGGGCACATGAGCTCCCGCATCTGAGGATGGGCCGCCACAGGAGTACGCAGCTTGAAGATGTTGCGCCACTCACGGTAGTTGGCCGTCACCACAATCTCGGTCTTCAGGCACAGCGGCAGTACACAACGGGCCTGTTCGGGACGTTCGCCATTTTTGATGAGATCCTTATAATTATCCTCCGCTTTCTGACAACTCCAGTACCAAATGCTCCCATCAGCATCCTCGATTTCATCACCGTAATCTTCGTAACGCATCCAATACGGTCGAATAAAGCTCAGCTCCCCGCCAAACTTCTCCTTCGAGTAGTTGCAGTACCGTGTGCTCTCCTGCGCAAAGCTCGCAATGCGATGCCGCACCAGCTCATTCGCCACACCACGGTCACAGGTAAACAGCACGGACAGCTGCGAATGCTCCAGCATAGCCTCATGCCCCTGCTTCACCAGAAAGCCCACCAGCTTCTTAGCCGATGAGCCATCCGGAACGATCTTGTCCTCGCTCTTGTAGCAGACACGGGCCACTCGCTCGATTTGCTGGAGCTCCTTAATGCCGCCATCAGAAATATCAGTGAGGATTTCGTACTTAGGTTCAACGATTTTCATATGTTAGCAATCCTTTCTCTTTCGGGATCTCGCAAAATAGAATCCCAGTCTTTAATAAGCTGCTTCAGATCTGAATCATCAATTACACCCTGCATGTTGTGCTTATTATATGTCATTAAGACTGCACCTGTTTTAGCTGGACCGAGTCCACAATTAGAACAGGAAATCTCATATTGGAGTTTCATAGTCGTACCGCAGGTCATCGCGCCTGTATTTTTCAAATATGCTTTACAATAGCACATAGGGCAACATCTCATAAAAGATCCTCCTGTATCAATCTGCAAGTCCAGTCCCCGCAGATATCACCCGAAGCATGCTTCTTTGCAAACACCATGCCCTTCTTGATGGCCTCCTGCTTGTCGGTCGCCCTGACTTCAAAGGCCTGATGCCCGCCACCATTGTCCGTGCACTCAAACCAAAACGTGTGCATCTTCATATAAAATCCTCCAAAATCGAGTTAAGCAGAATCTCCAGCACCCGGTTTATGCCCGCCACCACTCGATATGGCCACGGTTCTTTCGGTTCCACCCGGGCAGGGGTATCAGACTTTCTCAGCGCACCATAAAGCCACCTGTCGAACTGCCCAAGTGAAATATCATTCTCCATGCACCATTCACGAGCATCTGCGTAGCTAATGTCACCATTCATGCAAAGCTCGACCACATCACGCAACGTAGCGTTCGGCTTGATCAGGATATCTTTTTGAAGCTCGTAATCCTCAAAATACAAGTCCTCGCGTGACCCGTCAGCCCTGTGAATAACTTGCGCAAAGGCTTTGCCATCCGCATAAAGCGTCGTAATATCCTCATCAATGTCGATTCGAGGGATGTCGTACCTCCATATGGCCTCAACAACTTCTTCATAGTCAATCATATCGCACCTCACAGCAGAATCCGGAACAAAATGAACCAGATCACCTTCAGCGTGAACACAATAATGATCAGCCATGCGCAAATAACCAGCGTTGCCGCCAGAATATGACCCAGCATATGGCCAATTTTTTCCCAAGTATTATTAGTCACCGATATCCACCCTTTCAAATCCTGTAAAAACACCGACACCAATATTTCCATTATCACAGATGTGAACAGCTTTGTGGTACATCAATTCTTTTGCTTTATTAAATGCTTCCTCTTCATTATGATAGCGATTACCCACTTCAAACTCTCGCTCACAGAAATTGCAGAAATATGTAGGGCAATAGAAAGTTGTCATACCGCACACCTCCTCGCTGCATCCAGACGGCTCTCCGCAGCGTTCAGCTCGAAGATAGCGGCCGTGATAAACTCCGGATCGCAGTTCTCAAAGTGGTTCCGGGCCACCTCAAGATCCCGCATGGCATCTTTCAGCGTGTTGACTGTCGAAACCATCGGTTCTGTCCAGAATATCTTTTTGACGAAATCAACGATTTTGCGCAGCATTTCTACACCTCCACATCTTTGTGACCTGACGAGCCGTGAGCCAGCCTTCAACATCATCATGGCCAAGTAGCTGTGCGCCCATCACCTCGATAAGCCCCTGTTCAAAGCCATAGGAACCCCAACCCCAAATGCCATCCCAGATACGATTTCCAGCAGCATCATATGCAGTGATTTGCTCACCACCATCGTGTCGTCCGCCCGGGAGATATTCCTGACAGTCCGGTCTGTCCATCTCTGGCCAGCGACGTTCATAAGTATGCGGAACCTTAGCATGCTTCAGCAGAATATCCAACTTCTGCATCTCGGTCATGTGATTCCAAACCCGGAGTTTCCAGGTTTTCTTAGACATATTTCTCATTTCTGCATTTCCTTTCGTCAGCCTCCATGGTCTTTGCGATTTTATGCTGAATATAAAGCACACAGCCAGCCTGACTATCACACCCGAATGAAGCCAATAGTCCAGCAATAGCATTCAAAGAGTTCAGATCCTCTTCAGCAAATATCATTTAGCGTTCACCGTTCCTCCTGATACTCTACGATTTTGGTCACTTCGCTCTGAACCTGGCGTAAGAAATCACACGCACCCAAGCAACCGCATTCCCTCAATGCCTCAGCGATATCGCCTAAACTATCCATGTCGGTACTTGTGAGATTAACTTGAGGAATAACTTCAATATTCTCCTCTGTGATGAATGGGGTATAGTCTCCACAATGGCAGCATTTAATGTTCATACGTTGCATACAAGCATCTCCTTCGATGATAAAAAGAAAGAGCCGCAGATTTCTCCACGGCCCAGTTCTCTTATTTATTGAGTTTTGTAATTGTCTCAACAAATTCTTTCCTAGCTTCAATCATATAATTATTGAAATATTCACTCCCATTATGAGCATTCATATACAGGTCATTGGCTCCCATCAACTTTCCTTGATAAAGTCCAAGCGTATATCCGTTATCATATCCTTTTCCATAGCGTTCGCAATATACTTTGCAAACCTCTGCATTGTGAATACGAATCAACACACACGCCCCAACAATACCAGTAATAGTGCTAATACCAATTTTCCACGCTTTTTTCATAATAAGTATCTCCTCTCAAATATGAGTTTACCTCATAAAGGAGCCCGTTATTTTCGCGTCAAAAAATAAAGAGCCGCAGATTTCTCCACGACTCTCGCCTATCAAGATTCTTCCCATGACTTGACTATCAGCCAAATTTCCTTGCACGAATCGTTATAAGTGTCAATAAACTCGTTAGCTTTGCTATCATAATCTGGATCATGCAAATTCATCTCCAGAAAATTCTTACGAGCTTTAGATGCCTTATTCGCCAATTCTGCAATTTTATTGACTCTATTAGGTTCCATGGTTAATCACCTCCATAATATGCAGAGTTTTTTTCGCGCCTTACTTCGCCTTCTCCATCTTATCCTTGAAGTTCAGAGGTTTCACAGTCCATTCCCGTGCACACTCCGTCAGGCATTCATTGCAAGGCTGGTCCGTCTCCAGCACCCTGAAGTTCTTGCACTTCGGGCAGTAAGTCGCATAGTCCACTTCGCGCATCCAGTTATTCATCAGCGCTTACCTCCGAAATAAAAGTGTCCTTTCCGCAGCGAGGGCAACGTGCCAGAACCTCACCGTTATGGATTGTGCACTCCTTCATACTGTTCCAGTTAGATGTAGGAATCCCAAAATGAGCATTACAGCCACCACATTTAACGGCAATGAGCTTTTCGTCAGGATCTGCATATCCGTCAAGGTCGCCGATATATCTGTGCACCTCATCTGCTTTACAAAATGGGCATCTCAAAAATTTCTTATAGACAGAAACTCCGTCCGCATTATATGACCACACCTCAGGGGCAACAGGATGGCGTTTATTGCAATTGGTACACTCAACCGATATCCAGGGACGTTTTTTCTCAGCCTTCTCCTGCTTAACGGAGAACCTATCATCCAACTCCGGATGGGTCATGCGCTGGTTAAGAGCCCACAGCAGGTTCCAGCAGGCCGCGCGCAGGTGATCCTCATCGTCCATGCCAACCATGTACTTTGCCAGATGCCGAGAAGCGCTGTCCAGCAGCGAATGCAGCGGAATACCCTTGTCTACGTTGTGCTCACCATACTTCAGTGCGCCCTCCTCGCAGTGCTTGCTGACTTCCATGATGCCATACCAAGGCAGAAGATCCATCCGCCCCTTCCCTGCGTGCATATCACGCTTTGCACCAGTTTCAAATTCGGTGCGATCTCCAGAATCTTTAATCACAAATATCAATCCTTTCTATTAGCAGTGTTTATGAATCCGCCCCTGCATAACTTTGTTAGCCATGTCGGTCTTAGGAATCTTGCATTTCGGATAGCTCGGACGGAATCCATTGGCAGCTTTCCGGTCATTTGCAATTCTCATATAAACCTCGTCCTCCAATTCATCTGTGATTTTCTTTATTTTATCTGCCGCAGATTCAAAAGAATGAATCAGGTCAGCAAATACATCTTCAAAGTTAACCTGCTCCATAAAATTTCCTCTCGTTAAACGCTTTCTTCGAGTTCAGTGCCCTCGAAATTGCCAGATCAATACCGCTCCTACTCTTCAGATGGTAGTAGTACAGATCCTTGTACGGTGTATTCAGCCGGTCAATGCGCCCCGAGGCCTGCTCCATGATCTTATAGGAGTAGTTCTGGCTGTAAAATATAATGGTGTCCGTCTTGATGCAGTTCCAGCCTTCAGCACCGGCATTGTACTGCACCAGATACACCCACCTGTCGCCTTCAGGAAGCGGCTGATGCTTGTGCCCGTTCCATTGTGCAACTTCGGTGTCCTTGCCATAGTCCAGACCCATCAGAATATCAAGCTCATAATCAAAATTATAGAAGATAATGACCCTAGGTCTGCCTTTACAAATATCCAGCACTTTTTCTTGTCGGCTTGCATCAGCGTTCACCAACTTCCGCAGCAGATAGCAGAACTCACTGGCGGTCTCGATTGGTTTGTTCTCCCAGAGGTTCCACCGGTTCTTGCAGATTGAAAGATACTTCACCTTGTCGTACTCCACGAAAATATTCTCATGGTGCGAGACCGTCGGCCGCTCGAAGTCCATGTCAACCAGAATCCGTTCCCGTAGCCGTACCAAGCGCTGGGTATTCAGATACCGGTCGATCTTCGGGTATTTCGTGCAGAATTGGCTGTATACCACATGCTGGTTGTTGAAGTCCGTTCTGTTTCGATAGAATCCATTGGCGATGAACACCGGGATATAATCCGTCCAGCAGTCCCCAGGGGTGGCGCTGAGCAGAATCCACTCGTTATTTTGCGTAATTTTGTAGAAAGATTTCACCCATGCGCCCTTTCCAACGACTCGCTGCTCGTCAAATATAAAGAACGCATTCTTTACGCCAACGTACTTTCCGATATTGTTCCAGGAATCCACCACGACCTTGTGCTCGTAAATATCATGCTCTGGATCTGTAGACATATAGAAATGGGCCAGTTCTTCGTCCCACTCTCCCGTATCCCGTTTCCGGGCAGTCGTGATGATGTAAAGATCCGGGGGCTCTGTCATACGAACATAATTTTCCGTGTTCACCTCCCCATCGTAAAGTTTGTAATAGAACGCCAAACTCGTTCTTGATTTTCCGCTTCCTACGCCTCCGCATAAGATGCAGCCGATTTTCATACGGTTGATCGCATCCAATTGGTAGTCGTAGAGCGTTACACCTGCCATCAGGTCGCTCACCTCATTTCCAACGTCACATAAATGGCACTTTTCTTGCAGTGATTCTCGTAGGCCAGAAGCGAGATCGTCGCCTCTTCCTCATCTTCGCCCTCCCCTCTGACGGTATAAGCAAAGAGCTCTTTCCGGTGCTTTCTGAACACCTTCCAGAGCTCTTTTTTCTTAGTAAAGTCCGTGCTTTTTGCAGTAGGACGCATATTGCAAGCCCTCCTTGTCTGCTTCGCGCATGATTTCTGACAGTGTGAGCTTTTTAGGCTTTTCTTCCGTCTTTGACATGTTACGCGGTACGGTGTCTCGACATTTATCACAGTACAATCTCTTTGACGGAACCTGATACATCATAGCGCCGCATTTTTTGCAAGCCTTATCTACTCTGCGAAGTCCGCCCATAAATATCACGCCTCCTCAAAATGGCAGAAGTCCGTGTAGTAAACCAGGTCGTAATCCAGCGGATGGTTGTTCCAGTCGTAGTTCTGCTCGTAATCAGCAACCTCATCACTCTCGTCGAGTTCGCGGCAAATATCATCGTTGTGCTCATAGAACCATTCCAGCGGAAGGTCAAACTTGTCGCAAAGTTCCGGAATATCAAAGGCCCAGCAGCCGTAGTTGGTGTTCTGTGTACCCTCCGAAACCATGTAATCGACAATCTCTTTTACTTTTTCTCTGCTCATAATCCTTACTCCTTCTGTTGTTCAAATATCAGGCTCTCTGGCCCGGTTGCGAGTCATGCGGGAATCGAACCCACCGTACAGCCCATGCTAATGACTCAAATAAAAGAGCCCCAGATTTCTCCAGGGCTCTCATGTGCTTATTCTTCAGGTGTACAATAATCAACGTCGAGATGCGCTTTGCCTTCGCTATCCGTGTAGGTGACGAACTTTCTCGGCTGATGGAACATCTTCTCGTACTTCTCGACGAACTCCGGCAAAAGCTCACCGAAATCATCCTCCGTGAGGCCTACAATCAGGAATGTTCCAACGATAATATCAATGGGGATACCATAAGGGCCGTCGAGCGTCCGGTTGAGTTTCTCCATGCAATCATCATGCAGCTTTCCTTCTTCGTTGCAAATCAATGCAACCTCATCGTCCCACGGGTAAATAGCCTGAATCGGGCCTTCCACCTCTTTCTTGAGCGATTCCAGAGAGCAGTCAATGTCGATCACTTCAGGGTAATGCTTTGGGCGAACCCTCAGAACTTTCATACTGTCAACCTCCCAAATTGCACATCAAAAATATAAATCGAGCTGTTTCCTTAGAGCCGCCATTTGCGACGTGGGCACTCACCGGCTGGGCATTCGACCAGGGACTGACCCCGGCACTCGAAATATCATTGATTAGTAACCAAAGCAGCTATACTTACGAGCCTCTTTCGCCCGTGCTTCGACGACATCCCGAGCCACATAGTTCAGGTTGATGGTGTAACTGGGAATGCCGTAAGTCTTTGCGGCCTGGTTCTCGATTGCACAACCACGGTACGCTTTCTCTTCATCGTAGATCCCGATAAAGTAATCGGCCTCCGACAGCATCTTAATGCTTTCGCCGAGACACCAAAGTGCCTGGTTCATGCCACTCGGAGGATCAGGAATATAGGTCTGGATCACCTCCAGCTCCTCGCCAAACACAGCCTCAGCAATATGGTGCATCTGCTCCATGGTTGCCCGGATCTGCGTTTCAGTGCGGCCTTTCATCGGTGCGCTGATAAACAGTTTCTTCATATGCTTCACCTCAGAACGGAATTTCGGTGTGGTCGCTCGGCTCTGCCATGTCTGCTTCAGGAGCTGCAAACCGGGCATAGCGCTCTGCATACGGATCAGCATCCGCATCCTGCTCAACATATATCACATCCGCATACAGGCTGTACTCGCCGGGTGCATTCCGCTTCTCGACAAGGTTTGCCTGGAGACAGACGTTTTTGACCCGGATAAAGTCCAGCTGACTGATCGTGTCCATGTTGCAGAGCAGGCGCTTGCCGGAAGTGGTGACCCAGTAGATATGCGGGGGCCACTTGGAATCCATGTTGATCGTCACCGGCACGAAGTAGGTCGGAACGAACGGCTCGTCGTAGGTACGCTCGGGATTCGGATTGGTCTGACGAACCTTCACGCCGAGATCCATGAGGTGATTCACCAGCTCCATGGTGGGAATGACAACGTTGACGCGGCGCTTGTCCGAGCCAAAGCGATCACGGCTGGGATCACCGCTGAAGTTGGTGGTGAAGATGAAACGGGTATCGTCAATATTGACTTTCTGGCGCTTGGTGTACATAAATATCAGTCTCCTTTTTACTTGTTGATTTCATTTTCCAGAATTTTCAGATCTGCCACGAGTGCTGTCAGGTGGAGAAGTGTACCAGACTGATTGTTGCTCATGGCCGCGCTGAGAAACTTCTCAAAATCCTTATTTGCCTCAGAACTGTACTTTTTCAGCACATCCAGATCTACAGCTTTGCCGCCAGCAGGCTTCCCGGGATACTTCTTCCCGCTCTTCTCGACCCAATTCTGGATCTCCTTGTAATAGCTGCCCTTGTTGCCGCCGCAACGCTTTGCGATCGCCATGGCCAGCCCCTTCTCCGGGTCGAAAACATCCTTCTCGCTGCACTTCACAACGGTCTTGGAACCATCCGACCAGTAAACGATCGTGGCCGGAGGAGCAAAGATAACGTCCTTGATAGTAGCTGTGTTCGTAGCAGAATCCGTCTTCTTACCCTCACACCGAGGATAGAGCGCACCAGAACGGATACGCCAATTGCCGTCTCGATCAGAGGTCAGATCACACGGGCCAAATACGAGTTCGTGACCAGTGGAAAGAATCACCTTCATCAGGTCGTCGTGCTGATTCTTCTCAACGGTTCTGATATAGCCAATCAGCTGTCCTTTGGAATCGTACAGTTTGTTCGTCATAAAATATCACCTCACGTCAAAATTTCTTGCTGCTTCTTCCTGTGCATCACTCCAGGGAAGATCCGGCGCAGTCCAGGGAGCAATACCGTCGTCGCCAACGAACCAGTTGAAGTCACCGTATTTGGAGATTTCCTCAACTGCCTCATCGACTTCCCGGTTGAAATATCTTTTGTCGATATCCTCCTGCATCTGGAGCTGATAGACCGCCTCGCTTTCCAGCCAACGGTAATCCTTTGCTCCGGTCACAGAAGCATATTTCCGTTCGCCGGTATCCGTCAGGCCCGCTTCCCGCAGCAGCAGAGCGCCGCCCTTTCCCGGCATGATCGGGCAGAACTGTCCCACGCGTCCCACAAAAATATAATTGTGTTCGCCTTCGGGCAGGTCTTCGTTCTTGTCGAGATAGATAGCGCCCTTGGAAACGGTCTTTGTCTCGCAGAGGTCGGTGAACTCGATCTTCTCCTTGGAGAACAGGGTCTTGAACACATACGGCACCTGGAATTGGGTGCCCGTCGCCGTCCATTCGCCGCCTTCGTCCTTGCAGTCGCCCGGGATATAGCCGTAAAGCGCCTCACAGCGGTCCGCAGTCATGTATTTCGCAATATAAACGGCATTGTTCACCAGACACATCCGCTCGTAGGTTGCCTCATGCTCGAACGTGTAGCCGTACTTTTTTGCAAAATCCATGCAGTACGCAATGATTTCCGGGGTCGCATCGGGGATCTTGATCGAATCCGTTTTGATGTGCGCGACCTTAAAGCCGCGCTGCTGCACTTCATCCTGCAAAGTGCGCATAAATAAAGCCCCTCGAAGCGCCACAATGTTGTTGACGTTCTTGGGGTTGCGGAACGGGTTGTCGAAGCTTGCACTGGTCAACCCGTAAACCGAGTTGATGGCGATCTTCAACGCCTGCGCCAAAGCCTTTGCCTGCTGCGGATCATCGAGGTACTTTGCCAGTTTGCCGCCAAAGAGCCCCTTTGCCTTCTCGTACTCGCCGTGCTTGACGTAGATTCGTACATCCATCAGGTCGTTGAAATGCTTGGTGTACTCGCCAAAGTAGTTCATGGCAACAGCCGAATGCGGATGCAGCGACGCAACGTCAAGCAAAGCTACGTTCGTGTACATCCCGGGCTCAGCGTAGACATAACCACCCATGCCCAGGTCCGTGCCCCGGAACATGTTGTGGTACTTGCCGTCCTCACCCTTGGCCCACTCGTAACCGGGAAAGGCATTGATGATGTTGCAGTCGGTCAAAATATCAGGCTCGACTTCCACGATCGCATCGGATTTTCCCGTGGCAAGGTCGGTGTAGACCAGCCGGGGGTGCTTTTCTTTGCCGAAAATAATGCGTGTTGTCAGCGAGTTTGTCGTGTCGTTCACCGTCATACCGGCAAGGTCTGCCAGGATCTCACGTGCCACAAAGTCTGCCTGACGCTTTTTCGAATAGAACAGGGTCTCGGTCGCGATCACATCGTTGTCGCAATACTCGGCCACCTTGTCCCACAGGCTCTTCGGCACCGGCTGATCCCACGGAAGTCCCAGCTCCTGATGGTGGATGCCCAGCTCGATCTCAAATTTCTTCAGGCTCTGCTTTTTCGACGAGAAGTCGAAAATATCAGTGTAAGACAGGTTGTACGCCTCACCAAAGAAGCCCGTGTGCTCGTTGATGATCCGGTTGGACAGCGCATAGATCTGCTCCACCGACATCCCGATCATGCGGGCCCAGAGGATATGGTTGTCGTACTTGCGGTTGTTGAAGCCGACCAGCCGATACTTTGTCAGGCTCTCGATCTCCTCCGGCGTAGGATTCACCATGCGGTGCACAGGCTCCTGCTTGGCGAACTTCCAGTTCACGAGCAGCAGATTCGGGAACACCTCCACGTCGAAAAATATCAATGGCGTTTCCTCCCCCACAGGGGCCTCCCGCTGAATATCATCCTTCGACTTGAAGTGCATCTTCGCCACGATCTTCAGGCAGGTGTCTGCCTGGTTCGTGCTGCTGGCGGCAAAGCCCAGGATCGCATTCCGCATGTCGTCCACGTTGTAAACGACATTGCCCTCGTAGGCTTCGTCCATGATGTGTGCAATAAAGTCAATGCTTGGCTTCGTATAGGGGCTGATCTCCTTGGCAAGGGCTTTCTTGATGAGGATACGCAGGTGCCGCTCATCCTGGATCTGCTTTGTATCAACCATTTTTGTTTCTCCCTTCAGTGGCAGGCCGCTGCTGATGGTCGCAACCGGAATATCATTGCATTTCGACAGTTTTCTCCGCAGAGAGGACTTCCCCGTGAACACCTTGACCTCGATGTTCTCGTCGTAGATCCTGCTCAGCTTCGTTGCATCGCCGGTGTAAATATAATGCAGGTGGATGCCCGCACCAGATTTGCTCAGCTCCGCATAGGTCTGGGGCCATTTGGAGGCAGCTTCCAGGTTGCGCTCGAAGCTCTTTTTTCCATCCGGCCCGGGAATATCAAAGTCGATGACAATGTGATTCTCCGGAACTTTCACGTAGTGCAGTCTCGAAGCATCCAGTTCGGCCAATTTTGACTCGACATTCTCCCATTTTCGCATCGGAATGCCATCGTCTGTCGCATATTGTGCAGGGCAGTCCTTGCAAATATCATTGAAGAGAGAATGCTGCTCCTTGAACTCGATCCATGACGTTTCCGGCTCGGCAGTGGGTTCTTCTGCCTTCACAGGTTCGTCAAGGAACTCTTTGAATTTCTCCGCTTTGAAGCCGCTGTAGTAACTCCGCACCCGCTCGCCATTCACGGTCTCCGCACGTTCCTTGTACTCCTCGAAGTAGTTCATCAGCTCTTCCCGGAATGCACGGCGCGAATATGGGTACGCTACCTTTGCTTCGTCATTGTAGGTGTTGTACATCGCCCAGGCCCGCTTCAGGGATACACCGTCCTCCTTCTTGAAAATATAAAAGGAATCCAGCATGAAGTTGTAAAAGTCGTTGGATGCGCCAAGCATACGGGTCGGAATATAATCATCGTAGAGATGTTTGTTCTGCTCGTATACCTCCTTGCAGTGCCATGCGATGCCGCCCAGCTCAAAGTCCACCTTCGCTACAAGGTCACGGTACTTTTTTGCAGGGATCTTTTCGCCGGTAGGTTCTACATCGATCAGTCGTCGGATCAGACCCGATTTTGCATCCGTGATCTTAACGGGCTTGTTGGTGCCCAGAAACATGAAACACTTGAACTGGCTGGAATACTGGCTGCGGAACTTCTCGTTTACCAGCATGGTCTCGTGGGATACCAGCGAGTTCAACCGGGTGTTGTCCTCGATGCGGGAAAGGTCACCGTCGTGCTGGATCGCGATCAGCGGGTTCGATTTGAACGCCTCCAGCGCAAACGCATTGGACGATGACCCCAGCACCTTGGAGTCGAACACCGACCAGTACCCGTCGAAAAGCTTCTGGACGATGTTCAACACGGTCGATTTGCCGCTGCCGGGTGGACCATAGAGCACGAGGAACTTCTGGATCTTGCGGGAATCGCCGTTCACGATCGCGCCAACCGCCCATTCGATCTTCTTTCGCTCCTCGGGAGAATATAGGGTAGTCATCAGTTCGTCGTAGGCGCTGATGTTCCCCTCCTCCAGAAGATATGGCAACCGCTTCGACGCATAGCTTTCCTTCTTGACCGGGGTGTTCGCAAATATCAATGTATCGTCAAGGGTGTGGTAGTTGTCCCGCATCTGACGCTGACAGTATTTGTGCCAGTTGTCGATCATCCCGCTCTCCGCGTCCCACATGTGCAGAACACGGTAGCTGTCATTGAAGACCTGCTTGTGTTCCTCCGCGTAAATATCCAGCGCGCGGTCGATCATCTGGAGCGCATCCTGTTCGTCCGTGCTCCAAAGCCCCCGCTCTTCCATCCAGACCGCGTAAAAATCAGAACCCCGGATCATCAGGTCTTTCGACTTCTTGATGATGAATTTGGGATAAATTTCGATTGTCCCGCGTTTTCCCGTCCGCGTTGCAATCATCAGGAAATCAATCATTTGTAACTGACTTCCTCCTTTCTCCGAGGTTTTTATACGTCTTTCTCTTTCTGGAGGGTCATCTGTGCCAGCATTGCCTCTGCCTCGCGGGCACGCTCATCGGCTTCCTTGCGCTGCTTTTCCGCCTCGTTCACCATCTTGCAGGAAACAAAGCCGAACCACAGCAGGCCAGCGATGAGAATGTTCTTCCGGATGCACTTGCCCTTCATGCGGCGGATGGTGTGATTGGCCACCTCCAGTGCAGCCTTGCTGTTGCTCAGGTCGATCAAAATATCAGTCAGTTCCATTATCAATTTTCCTCCAGTAATTCGGGTCAGCCAGGATCAGCCGACCAATGTTATTCTCGTCTCGACACGCCGTGATTCGCAGCATCACATGGGATTCGTCGAGTATCTTCTCAACGAATCCTTCCATAGGGATGCAGATTTTTGATTCATATGTCATCAAAACTCATTCTCATTCAACCAGCTCATCAACTGGTACCAAATATCAATGGTACGCATGTCGATGGACGTACGGGTAATCGTAAAGAGACCACCAGCCCCGTTCGGCTGATAGTCCCGATCCATAAACCGGGCCAGGATCGGTTCCGCGCGCTCTTCGCTGAAACGGGTGTCGTCCATGGCGGCCAGACCCAGGCTGACGACCATGCTCCAGAACCACTGCCCTACACGGTTGCCCATGCTGCGGTCTTCCATGATGTGCTCCTCGATGCGAATCGCCAGCGCAACCATCATCTCCAGCATAGAGCAGGGTACGCCCTGAAATACCGCATCGATCTTCCCGTACGGAATATTATTCTCCGATGCAAAGCGGTACCGCAGGTTGATGCCGTCCGTTGCCCGGCAGACATCCATTTCGCACGCCGGAATATAATCCCGGTTAAAAAGATACATCAGCAAGCGGTGAAAGCTGAGGTTCCGGGGTTCCCATTCGCCGCAGACGATCTTGTAGAGCCAGTCATAATACTGCTCCGTCTCCCTCATAAAGTTCATTCATCCTCCTCATCGTCGTGGTTGCCGGGCCAGTTCTCCCGAACCCGGAGAATCTCGTAATCCTTGTGGTAGTTGTGGTTGCGGACATGAACAGCGCTCGGTGCGAACTCTCCAATGCGGTCCAGCGCCTCGTTGCCGATGATCTTCGGAATATCATCGTCGTCCACGGGCTGATCCTCCGTATCGAACACCAGCTTTCCGTCCGCATAGTAAGTCAGGAAGGAAGTCTCGTAGTCGTCCAGCTCACCAAACTGATCCGGCTCAATGACTTCGATGGCCTCATGTGCCACCACATCTTCCGGGTCAGATTCGGTACGGTACTTCCCGGCCAGCTGTTCAAAGCTCTTCTGGGTCGCCCTTTCTTCGATGGCCTTGTCCATATCGGCTTCCTTCTGCCGCAGATTCTCACGCTCGGCCTCGTACTTTTTGCCGTAATAGGTCTCGTATTTCTTCTCGAAAACGGTGTGCATCACAAGGGCACCTGCCCCAAAGCCTGCTGCAAAGAGCAGAATATCACGCACGGTCTTGTTCATTGTCGATGTCTCCTTTGATCGTCATCATGGTAAACGCCAATCCGCCAAAGAAAAGGGAGACACTCATCAGAATGCCTCCCACCATGTGGCGCTTGCGTTTGGTATCGGTCAGATAGTCCAGAAACAGGAAAGTGCTTTCCAAAGTTTCCATCGTTCCACCTCACTCAGAAAGAACCGCCAGACCAGAGACAAAGCAGACTCCGGCCATGGCAGCAAACAGGTAAGACAGTCTCTTAACGAATCTGGTCATAGCGTATTCCTCCAAAATATCAGGCTCAGATCTTGTCGATGATGGGCCCGTCACAGTTGAACCGCAGCATCACCGAGCGCTCCCCGCCGTTGATAAAGCTGTTCAGTGCCTCGTCGCCCTCGACGTAATTGGTCACACCAAAATCCACGTGGCTCTGCCGGGTCGGATCGTTCGGGTCATAGATCCAGCCCACGATCTGGCCTTCCGGGGTCTTCATGGTCACACCTCCGTGGGTGCCCAGAGATGCCAGAACGTCATTCAGGAACAGGTGCCCCTGGATACGCAGACGCTTGTTTGCTGCCTGCTCCATCAGGAACAGGTAGTTGCGGTTCAGCATGTTGTCGGGCTGCCATGTGTCCACGGTCTCGTCAAAGATGCAGGTATAGGGGCTGGTGTGCTGCATGGCGATGTCCTTGTATTCCTTGATGGTCTCCTCCACGCCCTGCTCGTTGGTGCTCTTGCTCTCGATCTCCACAGCCTTGATATTGTGCTCCAGCTCCTCCTGCACACGGCTGCCAAAGCGGTCGGATACACGGCTCTTGTATTCCTCAAAGGCCTTGTCCAGCGCAATATAAGCCGCGGTCAGGCTCGCATTGCGCTTGGACATGATGTGGTGGGAACCGAACATGCAGCCCAGAGATACCGCACCCAGGGTGACCGCAGGCGCATACACCTTTGCCAGCTTCAGGCCGGTCTGGACGTAGGTGGTCGTAATATCGCTCTTGTAATCCTTCTCGGTGTAGGTCTCGCCCTCGCTCAGCTGGACCGTGCCATCCTCGATCTGCTTCTTGGCCGTGTGGATGCTCTCAACCTGAGCATAGTGCTCGGTCATAATATCCTGTGCCTTGATGGTCGCCTTGCAGGCCAGCACGGTAGCGGTCACGCCACCAATGGCAGCGCCAACGATCATAATGGTGGGGCTTGCCTTCTTCAGTTTGTAGCCACACTTAGATGCAGCACGGGTCATCGTTTCCACGATTTCGGTTTTGTCGATCTTTTTCAGGAACTTCATAAATATCAATCCTTTCTTATTGTTCAGCGCAGCGGTACAGGGCGAGGCAGCATCAGGCGATATCCGCCCGGGATACCCTTGATGAACGCCCCGTCAAGGTTGTACCAGCCGTAATTGTAATCGGTGCTCTCGTTGGAAACGCCCATCAGATCCCACAGGTCACCCACAGAAACCTGACCGTACTGGCGAATCGCATCATACATCTGGGAAAGTGTGTCGTCTGCATCCGCACGGAACTCAAAGTCCAGGTTCTGCAAGCTGCGTCCTACGGCCCGGTTCGGATTTCCCTGCCGGTTGCCGGAGCCTCCCTGATAGTAGGTGTCATAGCTGTTCCGCTGCGTGCGGGAGCCGGAGTAGTTGCTCGAAGAGCCGCGGGAACGGTCCTCGCCAAACAGTGCAATGCTGACCGCAGAGTTAAAAATACTCCACAGACCGTTCTTCAGCATGGGCAGCAGATAGTCCACCACGATGCGGTTCTTCACGGTCTTGAGGTCCTCGGCCAGGAACTCGTTGGCGATCTTCTGGATATCGTTCTGCTCCTTGAGGGTCACTTTTCCCTTGACGACCTTCTGGAACTTCTTCTGAGGCTCTGTGGCAGGCTGCTGTCCGATGCTGCTCTTCGGCATGTTTACTTGTGCCATGTTGTCATCCTTTCAAAAAAACAAAAAAGTAAGAGCCGCAGATTTCTCCACGGCTCTCACCTTACCTAACATTACTTCTCTTCAGAAGTTTCCTCAACGTCCTCGTCAGGAACGTCCACCTGTGCAGAATCGACATTCTCGATCTTCCAGGGCTTCTGCCAGACGATCTTCTTCTTGGTCTTCGGCTTCTCCTCGTCCTTGTTCTGCTTCTTGGCCTTGTGCTTCCGGTACAGTCCGTATCCCACGGCTGCAACCAGACCCACAGCGCCAACAGCGAGACCAATGCCCGAGCCGTTGCTCGAAGTTTCCTCGTTATCGATCATCTGAACATTCTCCTCCGGAACGACCTCAACAGAAGTCTCGTTCTCCATAGTAGTTTCGTTCATGTTCATCATTTCGTCCATTTTTGTTACCTCTTTCTTAAATATAAGTTTATAATGTCGGAGTATTACCTCCATAAAGGAAGCTGAATTTTTCGCGCCTGGTCAAATATCAATAGCCGCCCAGCCACTTCGGAGGCGTGTGATACTCCAGCGTCAGGCAGGGCATTCCATCCTCGTCCAGCCGGGACGCATAGAAAATATCAACGTTAAGCCCCGAATCCGTGTCCCAACCCAGCAGGTCACCGTTGACGCAGTGGTCGATGCCCAGATAGTCGAACAAATCATTCTCGCTCACCCGGAAGTCACTGAGCAGCTGTTTGTTGACCCCATTGACGGCCTTTTCGATCATGGCCTTGGTCGTCCAGAAGTAGGTGTTGGTTAGGCTTTCCCAGCACTTCACCCGCTGGTCGTAGGAAACATCGGTCGTGGCAAGGTTCTTGGCAGGCTGGATGGTTGCCGGTTCGGGGCACTTGGCCATCTTTTCCAGTGCAATGGTCTCCCGGATCTCCTGTTCCTTCTCGGGACCGATGGCCTCCAGCACCTTGTCCTGATAGGTCTTGAGTGCGCTCTCAGAAAGGGTGCACGCCGCGGCCAGTGCAGCATTCCGCCGCTCGTCCACATGGACTGCACCAATGACGCAGCCCGCAGACAGCACCATGCTCAGCGCAGTCGGCACGTACACCGGGCCTGCCGTCTTGACAATGGTCTTCACGTCCAGCTTTTCCACGCCCAGCTCCTGCTTTTTCTCGTCCAGCAGGATCATAGCCTTGGGGGTCGCGGTCACAGCGAAATAGACCGCCGTAATGCTTCCCGTGATTGCCAGTCCTCCCAGGATCTTGGATGCGTTCTTGCCTGCGCTCCTGCGCACTGCCTTTGCAAATGTTTTCAGGTTCATCTTCGTACCTCCAAAAATTTATAAAAAGAAAGAGCCTACGATTTCTCGTAAGCTCTCGCCTTTCAGATATGTCCGTGCTGCTTCAAATTCTCGAAGCGAATTTCTGTTTCACGCTGATCATCGCACTCCAGTTGGATCTGGTAACGGATATACTCGTACAGTCTGGTCGGCTGCTTCTTCAGATAGTGATACAGCCCTGTAAAGCCGTATCCCACTGAACGTGCAACTGCCTTCAGTACGCGTACCATTGCCTTGTCCATCTTTGCATAATAGTCGTGATCGTACATAAATATCAATCTCCTTTGTTTGTCAGTTTGGATATCTCTTCCATAAGGGAGACTGTATTTTTCGCGTTTACAGGTTCTTTTCTGCAAGCTGACGCTGAACTTCCTCCCGCACCATGTCCTGCATTTCCTCTTCGCTGCGCTGCTCCTCAATCAGGTCGTGGCCAAAGCTCAGGATCGCGCTTGCAGCCATCATGGCTACGGATGCAACTTTCCACCAATTGATCTTCTTCATATTCATTCTCCTTTTTTCTCGCAGTAATCCGCATAGGGATCGTAGTTGATATAATTCTCAATGGGCGGCTGGAAAGCATCCACGTAATAGACTTCAAGGCCGTCGTCTGTTGTCTGCTTGTAATACCGGAAGTCGATCCAATAATATTCCCATTCATTTGCCAGATAATCCGCCGACCAACCAATTGTGTCCCCTTCCGGCAGATAATCCAGTCCGAGGTAATTATAAAGGCTGTTCATGGATGCCTCGCCATCCAATGCAAAGTCGCGGTTCATATGGTAGAACGCATCTGTCAATTCCACCTCTGTGGCATGGAAATATCTTTTTGAGATAGGCTCGTAGCAGAGCAGTTTTTCCTCTGCCATCTTGTCACGAACTTCAGGCAGCTTTTCTTCGCTGATCTGCTCCTGAATTTCTGCTTCTTTTTCCAGCCCGATGTTCTCAATCACCTTCTGCCGGTAGGTCTGATAGGTCTTTCCCAGTGCCATGTATGCCGCGGTCAGGCTCGCGATCTGCTTTTTGTTCAGCGCGTTTGAGCCCAGGATGCAGGCAATGGTACCGCCGCCAAGAATCGCAGCCGGAACGTATGCTTTCCAGCACATCAGAACAATTTGTTTCTTTGTCGGAGGCTCTTCTGTCACGCCAAACTCGTCTTCGTTGAACTTTGTCAGCTCCTTGTCAACTTCAAGTATGTGCTGTGCCTTCGTGGTTGCCCGCCCGGTTTCAATGGCCGTTGCTACCACACCAACAGATGCCGCCACTGCCAGGATGGTTCCGCCGTGTTTGCGCAGGAATTTCGCGCATGTTTTCGTCAGTTTCATTTTTCAACCTCCATAAAAATTAAGAGCCGCGGATTTCTCCACGGCTCTAGCTTTAATGATTAGCTCGTATTAACGTTCCATAAAGTCCGTATCTATTAAATCATATTCCACATCATGGTCGTTGGAATTGCCGATAAATATCGAAAACGCCTTATCAAGGTCGGTAAAGTCGCACACTGCAATTTCATTATTTTTGAATGCAGGTGAGCCAACCAGTGCCTCGCACATGCGATCACGAAATTTAGCCATTTCCTCAGGATTTTTGCATTTGATGTTCAAAACGATCATAGTTTCGTACCTCCAAAATATAATTCTGAGACTAACCATCTCATAAAGCATCGAGAAATTTTCGCGTCAGATCACATCAGCTTTCTTGAGAATATCCATCAGCTGCGGCTTGGTCATCTCTGCATCCACTACAAGATGGATCTTCATCTTCTGGTCCTTCTCGCTCCAGTTCACCTGAACCTCGCCCAGCTGTACCTCTGTACCGGGTAACTGCTTTTTCAGTATCTTGTTAATGACCTGCGAGATGATGCGGCGCAGAAAACTCGACCGGATCAGCATAATGTCCTCCATAATGTTCAACCTCCAAAAATAAAATTGAAAAAGATAAGAGGGCGTGATCTTTCAGATTTCGTCCTCTTCCAGATTGCTCTCTTCGTCTTTTGCATCAACCCAATTGTTCAGCTTGCTCATCTTGTAATACGCCCATCCGCAACATGCCAAGCCAATGCTTGCACATGCGGCGCAGTATTTGAAATAAGCCCCATAAGTAATAGGTTTGTTCATAAAGTTCTTAATAGCTTTCATCATAGTAATTTCTCCTTTCAATGTAAGCCCTCTTACCTCCATAATAGAAACTGTATTTTTCGCGCCGAAAAGAAAGAGCCCATGCTTTCGCATAAGCTCTTCTCCGGGACGGCCCAACTTAAGTTGTGTTTAACCGGTCTATCGTCAAATATCATTCTTTCGACGGCCGGAATGCCCGACACAACAGCCATACAATAACGGTTACAATCGCCATTGCAATTGCTGTCATGATCATCTGCCCAACCGTAATCGAATAATTCCAAATTTTCTTAAAAATAGATTCGTTCATATTACATTCTCCTTTTCTTGGGCCTTTGTCCCATAAAGTAAGGAGTATTTTTCGCGTCTACTTGTAAATATCACTTTTCAATATAGTCTTTTGCGTCAGGGCAATGCTTTGCGCACTCCGGATAATGCGGATCACCGCACTTATTGCACCACAGGGAGTGCCTACCAAGATCAGGGATTTCCTCATCGAATTCCTTAATCACCATTTTCCACGAGCCATCTTTGTTTCTTACCGGACAAGCCATTTTAGAATGCACCAGCATATCCATCATCTCCTTTTAGCTCAGTATATCATAATCAGGACAAAAGCAAAAGACCATGTTTCAGATCTTTTGCTCCTTGGAAAGGTGCTTACGAAATCTGGATCAGATACTTCTCGTACAGCTCGTCAAATCGTTCCATTTCCGTAATGGTGACATGAAATTCAATTCGCATCTTGCTGTTCATCACAGTTTCTGTATGCCCTTGAATTCCATTCGCGTACAGTAAACGCAAACAGATGCCAAGCTGACGATCTGATCTCGCCAGAAAGTAATTCATAAGTCTCACCTCCTTCCATAAAAGTGGAAGAAAGTTTCGCGTCAAAAAAAGAAAAGCTGTAGATTTCTCTACAGCTCTCGTTATTAGTCAGTCTTCTCCACACCCCCAGCTTTCTTGAATTTCTTTGGACATTTCTACAACTTTCTTTCGACGCTCTAAGTCGGTAAGATCCGTGCCAAACCAAGTTGAACCTTGACTGTAATATATGAAACTAATTCCTGTAAGCAATAAGCCTACCATTGTTGTTCCAATTCCAGCCAGTCCAGATAACTCTGCTCTAAGGACTCTTTCCTGCTCGGAAAATCCAATTGCTGTTCCATCAATGTGCGCAAATTTTTCAATAAATCTTTTCATAACTGTGCCTCCAATGTGTAAATCTAAGACGTAACTCGTCCCATAAAGCACGGAGAATTTTTCGCGTTTGGGCAAAAGAAAAGAGCCTACGATTTCTCGTAAGCTCTTTGCCTTATCAAACGATATCTCTATCTCTCTGTTTTACTTTTACGCTTCCAATTGCGCCTACCAGTTTCAACAGCTCAAAATCACGTACCATGCCTGCAAAGTCTACCATGTCAACTTCGGCTTCCCAGTTTGATCTCACTCCGTCAGGTCCTCCACAGGAACCAAGCCAATGCATCTTTCGGTCAATTTCCTCCCGATTCATTTTGCTGTTCCGATGGATTACCTCCTTCAGAATGCTTCCACTGTTGCTTCCGCCAACAATAGCCTTTACAACGATCGTCATTTTGTGTCTCAGCATAATAGTTTCTCCTTTCATGTAAACACAGAAATTCTCGTTTCCATAAAGGAGCCTGTTTTTTTCGCGTTACCGTGAAAGAAAAGAGCCTACGATTTCTCGTAAGCTCTTTCGCAAAATATCAAGCCGTTCTCTTTATTTCGGCGCTATTCTCATATAGCTCGTGGGGTGCGACATCCTGACCTTCCGGCCATTCGATACCGCTTCCGTCGGGCAATAGTGCCACCCTGTTGAAATATCCATCGTTTTGTAACATGCCATACCAAGAACCGGTAGCATAGGGAGCAACATCGAACAGTCTTACTTCTCCGGTTTCATAGTACAGTCGTAATTTCATCTGAGCAATCGGCTCAACTTTTGTCAGTCTCGGTTGCAGCATCTAAAATCACGCTCCTTACTTCAGGGGATCAATGCGGAAAAACTGTTCACCGTTGCTCAACAGCTTCCAGTTCGCCGCTAGATCGTCTTTATGGATCTCCATCCATGCATCCAAGAGTTTCATCTGACTGCGTGGGATCTTTCCTTCGAGAACAGTTCCGTCCAATGCAACAACAACTTCTTGCCCCAGAATACTCAGCATGGATGTGCGGCATATTATGTTTACCACCCATTTCTCGATACATCCGGACAATGATTCCGTAGAACATACATAATACAGGCATCCTAAAACACCTCCCTATCTTATTATACCAAATGGGGTTATAAAAATAAAGAGTCTACGATTCTTTACACGTGCTCAGATCAAACTCCGGTCAAACACGGTCTCCCAGCGTTCTTTTTTCAGCGGCTTCATGCGCAGTGCCCACATGATCTGCCGTACGGTCACAGTCGGATACTCGCCTTTTGCGTTTTTCTTCTTGGCGTGGCTGTCAAAATACTGCCGAAACCCTTCATGCAGGTAGATCTTGTCGGTCAGCCAGGGGTCGATGGCACTCCAGTAAGTAGCCTTGGTTTTCTCGTTGTAACGCTGCTGGATCACGCACAGGCCTTTTCCCTGTTCCCGGTAGAGCGTGCAGACACGGTACACCGGGTGATTGCATCGGTAAACGCTCCCGTAGTAGCTCGTCCACTCTTTTGGCGGTATGTCGTGATATCTCATAAAAAATAAAGAGAGTCCGCAGCTTTCGCCACGAACCCTCTCGGTTCCTCCTTTACTTTCTGTCCGTAAAGCCTCTCTTGATCTCATGGAGACCATCGTTCATTGCTCTGGAAAGCGGCGCTACACCGCCAGCCTCGCAGATCGACCAGTATACCGTCGTGCCAATCGTTCCCAGAAACGTCAGGCAGCTGATGCCAAACTTCGCCCACTCAATGCGCCGTGCCTTCGCAGCCTTTTCCTGATCGTTGATGACCTCCTGGCCCTTCCGCCGTTCCTCATCCTCTTTCAGGTTCTGGTTGCTCTCCTGCTCGTCGCTCTTGAGCTGCATGTCGTACAGCTGCAATGCCATCTTTGCTGTGTTCGTGTACTCGTCCGTACCCGGTTTCAAGTCCTTGAGACTCTCCAGCGATTGCTTTGCCGCTTCCTTCAGCAATTCTTTGTTTTCGTAGTTTTCCATTTTGATTTTCTCCTTTACAAAGTAATTAGAGTTTCCTCCATTAAACACCATGTTTTTCTCGCGTCAGGTCCAGTTTGTGCACCCGCAGCATGATGTATTTGTCGCCTTCAAAATTCTTCACCTCCTCATCCAGGCTCAGGCTCAGGTAGGGCCAGTCGGGAGAATCTTCCTCGCCGATCAGCAACTCGCCCACTTCGTAAATATCACGGTAATGGAACCAGCGGTAGAGCGCCATCCCGAAGAGCAGCCCAAGAACGATGGCAACGAATAACACAGCATAGTAGATGTACAGCATTTTGAAAATCTCCTTTTAATAATGTAGTGGATAAAACGGTCTTCTGCGTGATGAAAAAATAAAAGAGCCTACGATTTCTCGTAAGCTCTCTACGCCTTAGATGTCGTTGCGAATCAGAAACAGGTCATTTCTGCTTCGAGTTGCTCTCACAATTCCTCCTGCCCGGATCAATGTAATTGCATTTACATAAGCCGCGCGTGCATTTTTTGCATCCTTGTATTCGTCTGTATTCACAAACATCACTTTCTGGTTGCTTTCGATAAACACCCGCACCTTATCCATTGCATTCACATAGCCCCGGTCAAAGTTCGTCTTTACTCGATAGTTCATAAATAATAATCTCCTTTCAAATTTCGGAAGACATCCTTCCATAAAGCACAGGGAAAATTTCGCGCTGCTTCGTTACGGCCTATTCTAAAATAGAAAAAAGAAAAGAGCGCATGTTTCCATACGCCCGTTTTCCGGTCAGAATCCATCAGCGGATACCACACCGAACATCGTTCAGCATGAGGAGTTCTTCGCCCTCATTCCAGCCCGCATACTTGTCGTTATACGACTCGTTAAATGCGGCCATAATAGAGTTCATCATTTCCTCAAAACCTTTCACAATATTCTTCAGCATAGTAAATACCTCCTAAAATTGTTTATTTCTTTCCATAATAGAAGGTGAATTTTTCGCGTCTGTGCGTAATAAATGTAAAAAAGGAAAGAGCTTGCGCTCAATCCTCCTTGAAAACGTATTTCCTGGTCAGTTTGATTGTTGCCATTGCGGTCATAGCAAACAGGATCATGCAGCCGATGAATGCCGGTGCAGCATTGCAGAATGCGTCCACCATGCTCTGAGTATCAAGCCATGCTCTGCCAAACGCAGCCATTTCGCTTGTATTCTCGAAAACATAGTTGTGACCCATTCCGGTCTGCATAAACACCAGAATCCATACAACTTCTTCCTTTGCCATTTCGATGCAATTCATCATAATTTCAAACATAATAAATCCTCCATTTTGAAATGTTGTTTTCTTCCATAATAGAGGTTGCATTTTTCGCGTCTGCGTAAAAAATAAGAGCCTGTGTTTCCACAAGCTCCATTTTGATCAGTGTTTCTTCTTTGTTCTGCTTTTCACCTCGTTTGTCTTTGCTCCGATCAGCTTTGCCAGTCTGACCAGAATCACAACGATCAAGATCCAGATAATCAAGTTAAACATATCAACATACCACCTTTCATAAAGGCGGCTGTATTTTTCGCGTCCAGATAAAAAGAAAGAGCCGCAGATTTCTCCACGGCTCTCGCCTTTAGTAAACGATGTAGTTCGTCGGTTTGGTTACATGCTCGATGATTCCTGCTTTCTTCAGCAGCTCAAAGTCTCGTGCAACGCCGCGCAGGTCATAGTTTTCGAGTTCGAGCTGATAATTGCACTTCTTATGATTTTCGTCACCGCATCTATCCAGTTTGTTCACCAGCGATTTAATAATTCGCGGATCAACATCACAGTTTCTGCGGATGATTTCTTCCATAAGTGCGCGGCGATCAGTTATATCGTCAACACCTGTCACGTCAATATACATAGAGTTCTTCTTTGCCTTCAACATAGTAAAATCTCCTTTACATAATCAATTTTCGTGAACTTTCGTCCATAAAGGAGCCTGAATTTTTCGCGTCATGCCCGCTCCCGGCTGAGGATCCAGAAGAATTTGCGATAGTTGTTGTAGTAAGTATCCTTGCAGCATGGGCACCCCTTGATCCGGAGGGCTTCATAGGAATGTCCTTCTGTCACGCCGCGCAGAATATAAGGTGCGATTGCTGGTTCCAGTTCGCCCAGACAGTGCTCCAGCAGATCGACCCTACTCGAATAGAATGCTCGTGCCATCGCCATTTGCTCTGTCGGGTTCGAGGGTGTTGCATTGACGATTGCTCCCGTGCTTTCCGGAAACGCTTTCCATCCGTCGATGCGTACCAATGCGCGCTTCCATTCGTCGTATTGTCGGCAAAAATGTTTCAGTTCGTAATACCGATGCTTTGAAATATAATAAGGATTCTTTTTCGATAGCTCCGCCCGTTCGCCCCGCATGATTTCGTTACAGTTTTTCATAAAGTAGACTCCTTTGCACTATTTCTCAGCCCACGCTGAGTTCAAAGAAATACTACTGGAAAAAACTGTCGTCTGCGTCCTGTTTTATTTTATTCTGGGTGAAGCGTTGCCCATTTTGAAATCTATCGTTTAATCTAGAATAGAATTCATAAAAGAAAAAGCCCGGAAAATCCGAGCTTTTCAGCGTTATCTCATGTTTTTCAGAGGACTGTGCCTGCGGTACAGCTCTGCCAGATCCTCCTGTGTCAGGTCAAGATAAGCCTGTTCTGTCACGGTCACGCTGCTGTGCCCCAGAATCCGGCTCAGGGTGTAAATATCTCCGCCATTCATCAGGAACCGTTTTGCAAAGTTGTTCCGGAACACATGCGGATGAACGTTCTTCAAACCAACTCTCTTAGCGTACTTTCGGACGTTGGCTTCAAAATTATTTGCCTGTAGTGGCTTCCCCTTGTTTGTACAAAATAAAAAATCGCTGTCACGGTAGCGGTCTTTGTACTTGATCCACTTCCGAATCTGCCCTGCCATCTTCTCTGAAAAGAATACCGACCTGCCTCGTTTTCCTTTCGTGTTTTTCGCAGGTAGCCAGATGAACCGTTTTACCAAATTCAGGTCATTGACTTTGATCATCAGACATTCGCTGATTCTCATACCGGTGTCCAGAAGCAGCTGAACAATCACAAAGTCCCTGTATTCACTAAATTTGGAAATATCCAGCGCTCTCAACAGCCGTTTGAAGTCGTCATCTGAGATAAATTCCAGCGGCTTGTGATCTGTCTTCGTAAAGTCGCCACGTTTGATCGGCGATTTCCGAAGAATATCCTCATCAACGCACCAGTTAAAAAACACTCTGAGATTCCGCAGGTAGTTGTTGATCGTCACATCTGAGACTTGTTTTCCGTAGTCCGGACGGTTTTCCGGATAATTTCTGGCATCCTGATTCGTCACAGCGGTATACTTTCCCCGCCTCCGAATCTCCTGAATGTATCCCTGAATCGTCAGATGCGTAACATTTTCCGTGCGCTCTATTCCAATTTTGTACAAATGTTGCATGAACAACCTCAACGTCTGCTCATAACTGCCAATCGTCTTCATGCTCAGTCCCTTTAACTCGCACGCCTCCAGAAACATTTCTACATCTTTTTCCACCAC